AACTGCGCCTCGCCTAGCTATGTTTAAAGTCCTTATTAAGAATGGTTGGGCTGATGAGAAAGCTGCAAAATACGTCAAAGAATTGACAGTTAACTTCAACATGAAGGGTGCATCTCAGAACTTCCGCGCCCTCTATGTGTTTGCTAACCCAGCAATCCAAGGTACTTTCCGTATGTTCCAGAACTACAGTCGGGGTGAGGAGGGCATTGCTAAGTTCTTACCTAGCAACCAGTTTGCCGCTACTGCTGGCGTATGGATGGTACTTGGCATGATGGGCAACATGATGGCTAGGGCTATCGGCGGCGAGGATGATGATAAGCCTGGCATTGATAAGCTAGACATGATTCCAAACTACAAGAGAGCTACTGCTTTGATATTTGCCCCTGATGTTCCTGGCGGCGCTATCCCTATTGCCTATGGATGGAACGTACCATTTGCTATGGGTCACTACTTAGCTGATGTATGGGGCGGTAAGCTCAAAGCGGAAGAAGCTGCTGGCAGAGTACTCTCAGTCGCCTTTGATTCTTTTGCCCCAGTAGGCTCAGGTGCTGAGTCTAAGACAACGACTGGCGCCTTACTAAAAACCATACTGCCTTCACCGTTGGTTCCTATCTATGAGTTAGGCGCTAATGAGAACCGCTTTGGTGGCCCAATATCTAAGGGTGATAGCGCCTTTAGTGATGTCAAAGAGGCTCAGGCTTACATGAACTTTAAGACTGCCAATCCAATCTCAGTTGGGGTATTCAGAGGATTGAACTCAGCTACTGGAGGTAGCCAATACAGTAGTGGAATCTTAGACATCAACCCTAGCAAGGCAGATTACTTCATACAGTCCTACTTGCCTGGACTATTCTCAGAACTCTATAAGGGCGCGGGAATAACGATTCAAGCAGCTAGAGGTGAGAAGACTAAGGATATGGCAATCCCACTAGTTGATCGCCTAACAGCCAAAATCCCTGAGGGCTACGATGCTGGAGCTATGCGCAATGCCGCTGAGGTTGTGCAGACTAAGTACCGTGAAATGATGTCACCAGCTACATCTGAGGCAAGACGTAGAGAGATCATGACTGAACATCCTAATCTGGGCGGGGCAAAAGCCATCATCTCAGGTGCAGATCAGATGATTAAACAGATGCGTATCGGTCTACAAGCTATTGAATCTAACCCAAGATACACAGATGATTACAAGACTGCCGCCAGAAATAAGGTGGCAGAGCAGGAGAAGTTGATTCAGAACCGAGTGGTCAATGCCGCATTAAGGGCTGGTTTCCGTGATGCCATTATCTCTAACGGCACAGACGGATCTAACCTTAATAAGATTGGTCGCTTGGCTCGTAGTCAACCATCCCCTGAACTAGAAGAATAAGACCTTGTATAGCTTCCCAGTTATCAGGGTTCTTTTCAATAAGTTCTAAGTATTCCCTTGCTTTATCGAACTGGCTACGGGGGTTGGAGTACAGCAACCGTTCCAGTTTCGAGTAGTACGCAACCATCCCCATCAAGCTAACCCATTCCTCACGTAGTTGATCTACTTTCATGTGAGATATGGTGACTTTAGCTTCGTCTTCTGCCATCTGTCCTTCGATGCGCGCCTTTGCATAAGCGTCAGTTAATGCTGTCATTTGCCTTCACCTCCCCATAAATTTTTTGTGTAATTTGTAACACATATTGAATATCGTTAAGACTTATCTGCCCCATTAGTTGCAGAATCTTCATCACTGCTATGTCATTATCCAAAGCTTGCGGCTTTACCAAGGCTTCAATCATTATCTTTTACCCTTCTTAAACCAGCGTTATACCCTTTCTCAAACCCAATCGCTTCAGCAATTCCCAAGTCGTGTTCTGCTGGATGAGCGTAGAGAAACATGCCTTCTTGTAATGCACCTTCATACAATGGGTGTATTCCATATGCAGTCATCAACGCTACTGGTTCATTGTTCATGTGTTCCTCCAATACCTATCTTTAGGGTTTGCTAAGATTGACTTTAGTAAATCATCAATAGAGTTAAACCATTGAATCACTTTCATGCCTTCATGCGTAGTGATAGTGAAGCTCATTAAAAAATACCCCAAAGTCTTAGCGCTTGGTAGATATAAGATACAAGCCCTAATAAATACAGGGATGCCGCTACGATTTCCACCAAGAACAGGGGGGTATCATCCTGAGCGTAGCCTGACATAGCCCATAGGCCAGAGCCAACCAACCCAAAAATAATATTTAACGGATAGATATTCCAGCTAGTTAATCCAATCCCTATCAGGCATAGGATTGTTCCAGCCCACTTAATAAAAACTATGTCATCAAACCGAATTGCAGTCATACACTTCTCCCTTAGAGGGGGATGATCAGCAATCCGTCGCTCAAAATCTGTGTCTAAACTGTGACTGAGCAAAAAATTACCGACAATCCGTCGTTCTAAAATTTGCTAAAAGTGTGACTAAGTTGTGACCAAAGCAAATGGTATCTAAAGCTACACAAAGCCTTGTAAGTTGCGTGACCGAGCCTGTTAAAAGTTAATTTAAAAGCACTTACTTATCTTTAGTGTTGCGTTGTTAATACGCTCTGGAAAAATTAACAGTCCGGCGCTCTACCGACTGAGCTATCGAGGAATTGAAAATTTAACCTTTGTAAATCAACAACTTACCACAATCAAAACTTATTCACACTGCCAATAAAACCTACTGCTGTGACCAAACTGTGACTAAGCGCTCGATTGTATCTGAACCAACTGCGGTTTTTGTCCAGACACAGATAATACACTGTCTAGAATGTCCGCCGAAGAAGACAGATGTTCAACTGACAAATGGGCATACCGCTGCACCATCTTTGCACTCTTCCAGCCACCTAGCTCTTGCAACAAACTGAGATCTACTTTGCCAGACTGCCGCAGCAAACTGGCCCAGGTATGTCTCAGGTCATGCCAGTGGAAATTATCAATTCCCGCCTTTGCAATTGCCGTACTCCAGGTCTTTGATGGCACACCTTTTGCTTCCTTGCCATCACTTCTTTGGAAGACCAACTCTTCATGCTTGCCTAACCAGCGACGCAGTACAGTCAATGCAGTTTGGTTTAAAGGAATGGAGAAGGGTTCTCCGTTCTTCATGACCTTATCCTTAAATGTCGCAGTCCTGTTCTGAAGATCAATATCACCCCAGCGCAAACCCAAAACATTTGCCTGTCGTAAACCCGTTGCTACCGAGAACTCCGCCATCGAACTGTAGGGTTCAGGCAAAGCTTGTAACAAACGATTGAGTTCGGTAGGAGTTAACCATCTGCGACGCTCTCCGTTATGCGGTAAGAACCGATACAAAGGCGCCACATCTATCCAGCGATACTCACGACAAGCTGCATTCACTACTGCACGCAAGAAAGACAACTTGTTATTCACATCACCAGGACTACGACGCTTGTCCTTGCAACGTGAGAGAGGGCGTTGTAACTCCTTATCTCGAATATCTTTGACTACATCAGGTGAAATCTGATCTAAGTACACAATCCGCTCGGCGTGAAATGCTTGACTCCACCACGCAAACTGATGCTCATACGTATCGATCGACTTCAAATGCTGATGCTCTTCAATATACCGAGTTGCCGCTTCGATCCACGTGCGCCTGACTTTACTGTCCATGCCACGCACATCCAAAGACTTGGCATACAGGTTGGCGAAAAACTCTCTCGCCTCATTCTTATCCGATGTCTTTGAACTGTATCGAAACCGCTTGCCATCTACATACCAAGAAGCATTCCATACATCACCTCGCTTATACATATTCATACAACCTCCTTAAGCAAGGCCACGCACAAGTAGCTTACCTTAGGTAGTAGTAAAAGGCAATAGTAATTAGTAAATATATAGTTAAGTAGCACTGCTGATACTCCTAGTCGATAAATATCCCACACAAAAACCCTTATTTAAGAGGTCTTGCGGGGGCTACTAGGTAAGGATCGTAAGTAGGGCTAACCGTGCCACCAACAGGTGCTGTGTAGGTCGTTGCTGAACCTGTGCTGTTGCCATTCTTATCAGCATAGTAAGTAGTAGAGCCGTAGCTATTGGCATAGCCAGTTGGTCTACCGAACTTATCTGTGTAGGTAGTTGTGCGCCCGGTAGTTTCAGCTGGGGCAGGGGTAGTCTTACTATAGGTACCGCTATAGTTATATACCTGCGCCTGAGATAGGGCAGAGTAGAAAGCTAGTGCGAACATTAGTTTTTTCATCATCTCTCCTTAATAAATTTCATACTTCTTTTCAAACCACTTGGGTCTAGGTCTTGCTCCTGTCAAGATTAACTCAGCCAACTTTGCAGATTCCCTTGCAATATCATCGCCGTAAACCTGACGCCACGACTTGTACAAGTCCTTACGTTTTACTTTACTCCGAGTTGCTATTGCTTGCTCGACCCGCATTTGTACTCTGATCTGACATTCTTTAATCTCTAAACTCCAGCGCTGCTCTTGTGTTAACTCAGATTCAAACAGGTCGCTCATCACCACCCGCAAACTTTTCTACCGCCCGATGAATCCTTGCCTCAAACCATCTGCGGATAACGTAACCCCGCACCAAGCTGACCACCATAAAGATCAAACCAATCTCAATGTTTTGCATGACCGTAAAGGTTGCCCCATAAATCGGGTAGACAATAAGTTGCACACCTAAACTGAGAACATAACCAATGCAAGTATGTGCCGCCGCCTCAATTAAACTTCCATACTTAGACTGACTCATTTCTTTGCAGTCTTTGCGGAGTTAATAAAGTCTTGCTTAGTGGGCGCTCCCTTGGTACCTACCTTACGCATCTTCTCGCCTGACCCATCCTTAATACGCTCTTTCTTTGCGGCGATGTTGGCATACAAACCTGGCTTTTCTTTTTTCATAATGAATCCTCAATGGTGTAGTGCCTAGGACTCTTGTCCTTGTGGCGATTAATAATTTCAGAGGCAGTCTGATTTAATGAGTGATAAAACTGGACACTGGAAGGAGGGCGATCATCCGTTACCATTCCTTGAATCATGGCATCACGCAATACGACTAACGATGTTATGGCCTTAGTTACATGGCTCATGCCACTATCAGGATCAATGTCCTCACCTTCCCACCAGCTCATCAGGTGGCGCATCGTAGCGTCGTAATACACAGATGCTCTTACACCTACTGCACGATAGTTGTGGCGCCCATACTTACAAGCACCTTCTAACATAGCTACACCCACCTCTGCCATAACTGGCGCTGATACCGTACTCATCGGTGCTTTCTGTGTGCCAACAATATCCTTTGGATTGGTAGCCTTAGAGTCACTTGCCGGTTTAAATCTGTCATGTAGATACAGACTTTCTACATCTTGCAGCTCAGCCCTTAACTCACAAATCAAACGATCTTTCTCATCCATTTGTTTTGCAACTTCCATTACAAAATCATGTATTGCTTCTGTTCCTCTATCAACTGACGTCATATATATCTCCTGTGCTGATACGCTTAGTCAAGCGAAATCCCTTTCATAAACTCTTGAACATCGCTATCGGTTTCAAAACTTTCAAAGTCATCCATAAAGTTATTTGCCATGACAGATTTACTAGCAACCCTCTGCGCCTTTGCTGGCTTAGGTTTGCGGTTTACCTTAGGCTTAACCACTTTAGGTTTTGGTATACGCTTTACCTGACTCAAGGTGTTTTCGTTATCCATTATTTCAAGCGTGGCAAATCTAAACCCACACCCACCACAAATTCTTTTACGCCTGATCAAACCTTCATGATTAAAGCGAGAGTCATATACATCAGTTCTAGTTTTGCACTTCTGACAGGGAATCAATTGAAGCCCCTTTCTGAATTTGGTCAACTATTTCTAAGATAAGACAGGTGATATATTCTGCTGGTGTCGGAGTCTCATCATCAGACTTCTCGATTACATCCATCTTAATAGTCAAAAGATCTTCACTGCCTTCAGGTAAATCTTCTATTGTTAAAGTAAATTTCGCCACGATTTTTCCTATTGCAAAGTACTCGGTTTAATATGATCCTTAGAATCAAGGTACGATTTTTTTGCTACCTCTCCAACTGAATGAATTGCTTTATCAACAAGCTCTCCATTTACATCTGCTAAGTTCATTGCCACCCCAGTCAAAACACCAAATGTTTTAAGCCAATCATTTAGTGTGATGTCAGGGTTCTCAACAGTGTGCTTAACCCACGCTAAAATAAATTCCTCTAAACGTACTTGCTTAGACTGGTTCTGCATTTTTATACTGAGTGCGAATATATGAATCTAGGTCGTCTCTAATAAAGCGATACGCTCTGCCAATCTTTGCGGCTGGTAACCCCTTATTTTTTGCTAGCTTCCTTACTGTAAATACTGACAAACCAAGATAGGTTGCCGCCTCTTTGATGTCCATCGGTTTTGAATCCATTACATTTGTTCCTTTCCATACTTCCAAATAAAAGATTTTCTAAACTCCACTTGCCTGATTTCTTCGATCTCTTTTTTATTAAGACCCTTTACATCTTTCATATCAGGCATGTCATACACGCATAGGTAACTGTCATACCCTGTGTCTTCAATCACTGTCAGCACTCTCCCAGACGGAAGCAGAAATCGCTTCCCTAATTGGTCGATACTGCTCACAGAATGGTGCGACTTCGCAATACTCTGCGCACCGACGGTACACTCCTGGTCTCTGCTCAATAAAAGTTCCGTCAGGGAGGGGATTCGGAAGTTCGTCTTTTGATTCATATAATTTGATCGCTCTCTTAGCGCCTTTCTTCATTAATGCAAACTTGTCACCTGAGAACCAACGCTCATCATCAGTGCATTCAATCTTCTCTCCTGCTGATGCAGATTGGTGAATGCTGATACGACTTTTGATGTACTGATACGTTTCCTCAAGCGGCCACACCGTTATTGGGATAACAGCAACAGGTCGTTTTGGATAATCAGGATCGCGCAATCCCTTTGCCTTACTAAAATCCCGAAGGATGGCAACGATTCTTAACTGCTCAACCTCATATCCGTTTTGAATGGCAAGCCAACGCAATACATTTAACTGGCGCTCCCAATCTGTATGGTCTCCCGATACTTTGTAGGTGCTGGTGACTTTGTAATCATCTAAAGTCTTGACTCGTAAATCCATGCGGTCAAACTGACCTGACAATTTCCAGCCATCGACCTCGGCATACAGTCTTTCCTCTTGCACATCTGAGGTAGCTGATCCAGCTCTCTCTAGAATTGTGTGAGTAGCCTGACCAAGCAAAGACCAAATACGATCGCTTACATCTTCTACGATTGCATCTTTATATTCAGCACGTAGTAAACGTATCTGAGGTGAGTCTATTAGTTTGGTAACTGAGATGTCACCGCCACCTGTGTAAGGGTCATTCGATACTGCTAGAACGAGAGCCTCAGGTAGGTCATGCAAGTTAGTTAAGTTCACACAATGTCCTTTAATTAGAACGGATCTCTCTCCGTTGTCACGCCCCAGCAGATTATCTTGACGTTAGATTTGTTATGAAGTCGCCTTCAAGGAGGTATTACTCGCACCTTTTTATCGGTGCGCCACATCTGCAATATGGATGCACAGCCAAATATTTTTTACCAGTCAACCAAGTCTTGCTTAGGCTCAGGCTTTGGCTGACGTTGCTTGGACTCACCTGTGTCAGGCTCTAATGCCCCAGCTAAATAGTCCGTGCCTTTGGCAGATGTTTTTTTCCACAATCCACCACGAAACTTCTCACCATTAGCCATCTCAATGATGACGTTAAATGCTGGTGCCTTTGGGTTCTCGCTAGGCTTGGCTTTAAATACGGAGATGTTGTTGTACTGGCTCATACAGTTTCCTCTTCTTCAAGTTTTTTAAATAATTTCAACGCACTGTAGAGGCTGTCCAAAATAAAAGATTTATCACCATCTAAATCATCTTCTTTAATTCCTTGGGAGTGACACCACTCATCAACCAGCGCATCAAAAAGAACATCAATCTTTTGAGCTATTGGGTTTGAGTAGACCTCACTGAAAACAATTGGTTTATTTCGTAATGCAATTTGTGCTTCGTTCATACAGTTTCCTTTTCTTTAGATTTAACTTTGATTTTCTTTTGCAAATTAGTTATCACTTCATTTAATTTAGAAGGTGGCAACTCCGTTATGTCTTCAATCTTGTATAGGTTGCAGATGAACTCACTCGTAATCCCTGCTTGATTAGCTAGAGTTTCAATTGATCCTATGTCTGTCTGACTTAACTTCTTCTTTTGCTCGGGTGGCTTGTTGGGTTCAAGCGTATGTGTTGTGCGGTCAGGATCTTCAGCAATTGGAATGCTGAACAACTGAAACGCCATGTATTTGTAGGCGATAGACAAGGCTTTGTTGGTTGCCTTATCACCTGAGTCCATAGCTTCACCGACCACAGTGCAGACCACAGATGATCCGTCTAGTGATGATGCGATGGTGTAGTCAACAGTAAGGACTACATAAAATAGGGGATTGCCACGAGAATTAATTCGTTCGTGAACTTCTCTTGATGTCACCTTTGGGATGATGACAAGGTTTGCTTCAACCAATTCCTTGGACATGCGATTAAGAACATCGTCAATTCCACGGAAAGCAAAACCTTGTGATTCGTTCTTGTGACTCTTGCTAATCCCATCCTTCGAGAAGGCGGCGGTGACAAGCTGGATTCCTACAAGAACTTGTGTTGGCTTTGTGTTTTCCATATACCCTTTCAATCAATATGCGGTAGTGCATATCTAGGAGTATATCTAAATTATTAGCAGAGTCAATACATATCAGCAAATATTTTTACTGCTTATATATTTATACTGGGGTTAACACTAAGATCACTTTAGCTAATATACGTAGCATTTCAAATGTATCTGCGCTGACCTTGATATCTTTCTTCCCACCAGAAATGGTGATGACATCTGACACCACATGAATTCTGCGCGCCACAATTCCGCCATTCATTTCCATTAGATAGACTCCATCCTTAGGGGATGATTGGTGGCTGTCATCTACCATCAACAAAGTACCAGTTGGGTATTCATTAAATGATCCATCGTCTAGGCGCACTGTTTTGATATGCTCAGGATTGGAGTTAATTGATTTCAGAAATCCTTTGGAGAACGCAAACCAGTCTAGGCAGATGTCGGTATTACGACCATTAATAGAACCTATGGCAGGGGCGCAATAGCTATCTAATGGGGTGGGCTTTTGATTGGCAACCATAGATCCAAAGCGTGGAGAAATATCAGCAACATTGACCTTTAGTAATTGAGCAAACTTAGCAACCGCACTCATGTTTAATGCGGCCTTACCATTTAAATATTGTGAGACTGCTCCTTGGCTACTGTAACCGAACTCTTTAGCAGCCTTGACTTGAGATAGATGAAGTTCATCTTTCTTTTCTAGCCATAGTTTTTTAAGACGCTTTGCATCGGCTAATGACTGTTCATCCATATATCTTTCGATCATTTTTGTACCCTCCATATTCTATCAGCTGATAGATTATTGTTTAATGCTATCTAAGATTGTTAAATACTTATAAAAATTACTTCATGCATATGAAGTAACACTAACGCCTACATACTAACAACCTAATGACTGATAGTCAATAGTTAGTGTGAACAAATCAATGTTTGCAAATACAATATTAGTTGTGCTAATATCTTTCCAAGAATTGATGGACGGGTACAACAACGGTGGCGTCAGTTCTTGTAGTTACTCGAGCCACGGGATAAACACTTGTAATGCGAGAAGAGGCGGGGAAGATAGAACCTCTAGTGTGAAAGTCTGTCGGGTGCTAATGGACTCAAGGTAAAGCCCATGCTGAACGAACCTCTCTTTCTAGGTAGGATAGGGGAGGTACGTTCGGATCTAAGGTAAACATAATTACTAGTTACATATTGTTACTAAACATCCAGGTCAATGCCCCCGCCCAAAGGGAAAAGGGGGTTCTGTTTACCCTAATAATTACTAATAAAAAACTTGTTACATCCTATTGCTATAGGGCAAACAAGGGTTTACACTAATATCAGTAGCGCTAATAAAGTATTATTATTATTGATATAAAGATAAGGGGTGTATGCAAAGTTGGCGTGAACTTAACATCGATGTGAAAAACCAAACATCAGGCGAGATCAAGACGATCTGTCCTAATTGCTCACACACACGCAAAAAGAAATCATACCCCTGTTTGAACGTCAGCCTAGATCTTGGTGTCTACAACTGCTGGCATTGCGGTTGGTCAGGGTCAATAAAAAAAGGAAACTATATGCGGCCAATCACGGCGAAAAAGGAATATCGTCGCCCAGAATTTCGTAGCGCACCCTTAGAACAGAAGGGTTTAGATGTACTAGCGGATAGAGGTATTACACCTGAGGTTGCAGCTCGTAACCAGATCACAATGACCACGCACTATATGCCTCAGCGTGAGGAAGAGGTGACTTGCATGGCATTCCCATTCATTAAGGATGGCGTAGTTGTCAATGTCAAGTACCGTGATCGCAATAAATATTTCACCCAAGAAGGGGGCGCAGAAAAGTGTTGGTATAAGTACGACGACATCGATCCGAAATGCACCATCATTACCGAAGGTGAGTTCGATGCTCTAGCCCTTGAGGTTGCTGGTCTTCGTCATGCCATTTCAGTGCCTGATGGGGCGCCAACACCTCAGTCAAAGAACTTAGAAAATAAATTTACCTACATCGATGTAGAAGATCCGTTCATTGAGAACGTAGAGAAGTTTGTTCTTGCAGTTGACAACGATCTACCCGGCAAAAGATTAGAAGAGGAACTTGCGAGAAGGCTTGGCAAGGATAGATGCTGGCGGGTAACGTGGCCTGAGGGATGCAAGGATGCTAATGACACATTGCTTAAGCACGGACCTGACATTCTCCGTGATGTCATCTCATTTGCAAAACCCTATCCAGTTGATGGTGTATATCAGTTAGAAGATTTCAATAGTGAACTCGATACTATCTATGAGGATGGTCTACCTGTTGGCATCCCTACTGGCTGGGAAAACGTAGATCAATTCTATCGCCCATCTGAGGGGCAGTGGACTCTGGTAACTGGTGTTCCAGGCATGGGTAAATCTGAGTGGCTCGATGCCTTAGCCATGAACCTGACCAAGCACAACAGTTGGGTCATCGGGGTATGCTCACCTGAGAACCAGCCTGTCTCATATCACGCGACTAAGCTGATGGAAAAGTATATTGGCAAGCGTCTCAACAAGATGTCACCTGAGGAATTTGCTGAGGCTAAGGAGTGGGTCAATGCGTTCTTTAAATTTATCTTACCTGAGGACAGAACCTTAGATTCCTTACTGACAAAAGCCAAGCTATTAGTCAGACGCTATGGCATGAAGGGATTAATAGTTGATCCTTATAACGAGATCACCCATACCAATCGCAAGGAAGGTATCTCCGAGACTGAGTACGTCTCAGATTTCTTAGCAAGAATACGTGGGTTTGCACGGGAATTTAACGTACACATTTGGTTAGTGGCGCACCCAACAAAGTTGCAAAAGGGAATGGATGGCAAGTACCCAGTACCTACAGGCTATGACGTAGCAGGTTCGGCTCACTTCTTTAATAAGGCAGACAACATCATTGCCGTACATAGAGATAAGTCAGATCCGTATGCCTATTCTGAGATTCATATTCAAAAGATTCGCAGCCGCTGGTTAGGTCAGATAGGTGTGACTAAGCTCGAGTGGGATATGAACTCAGGTCAATTCAACATACCAGAACTTTCTTCTGTTTACATCCGATAGGAATCATATGAGTGCATATAAAGAAATAATTTATTCAGTAGGTATTGTCTGTTTATTTTCATTGCTTGGTGTTTTGTTTGCCCACCTTCTGTTTGAGTTGATGGATTACATCAGCTTGGTGTTTAGTGTTTAGATCGCCTAAGCTCCTCGCCTTTGCAAGAGGGCAAGCGTGTGTCATGTGTGACTCAGATGACGGTACTGTGGTTGCCGCTCATTCTAATTTGCTAGAGCATGGCAAGGGCAGAGGGATGAAGGCTCACGATGGAATGCATGCGTGGTTGTGCTATCGATGTCACGCTGAGTTAGATCAAGGAAAGAATCAGACAAAAGAAGAGCGACGAGAACTCATGCTCACCGCTATTAGCAGAACTTATATGAGGTTGTGGGACAAGGGCTTAATCAAAACGAAAGGATAAGTGATGGAAAGAGATATTGAGCTGTTGCTTCAAGAGTACCGAGAGAAGGGCGCATTGTTTGCTAAGGCTAGGGCAAGACGCACTTACCTAGAAGAGTTTAAGAAGTCTAAGTTTGCCATGCTCATGCGTGAGGCTGAGGTGCAGGGTTACAAGACTGCTGCGGCCCAGGAGCGCGAGGCATATGCATCTGAGATGTATCACAAGACAATGTTAGAGGGTGTGCTTGCTGCGGTAGAAGAGGAAGAGCGCCTCAGATATGACATGAAGGCAGATGAGATGGCCTTTGAAGCATGGCGAACGATGAAGGCAGATGAGCGTGCAGAGAAGAAAGTCTATGGCACATAAGATGAATCATACCGACCCACGCAAAGTGCTAAATGCACCGCATGGAGAGTCTCATCCTGATTGTTTCAATGATTCAAAACAATACCGTGATTACCTTTGGCTGATGAAGCAATCGAATTCACCACAAGACAACGGGTACTGCATTGACTGTGTGCAATCTCACAAAGAGGACATGATGAGTCAAGGTAGATGCGCCCATCCTGAGACGAGGTTTGTTATCTGGCGCAGCAGAAGTGGGGAGACTGAAGTAATAGGCGTATCAAATGTCAGTCGCTTTTGGAGTAGGGCTGTTAAGGGTGATGCGATTATGAATTGGAATGAATGATGGGCAAGATCAATAGCAGAGCTAAGGGTAAGGCTGGAGAGCGAGAAGTAATCGATGAACTCAAGAAGCTATTGCCACCTGAGATGACATCTGAACTGACCCGAAACCTTGACCAGACCAGAGATGGTGGACATGACATCCTAGGCTTAGGTAACTGGGCGCTTGAGGTGAAAAGGTATGCTGAGATTAAACCTGCTGACATGGAAAGATTCTGGGAGCAGACATTAACTCAGGCACGGAACGATGCGAAACGACCCGCGCTCGTCTTTAGACAAGACAGAAGAGAGTGGAGGGCGGTAGTAACAATGGGGTATGGGGATGAATATGAATGGACATCTGAGATATCCCTGAAGTTGTTTGCACACTTAGTCAAGGAAGATTGGAATGTTTAACTCACCTGAGCATGCCTTAAGATTTGCATTTCGTATGCGTCACAGTCATGTGATTAGCTTGCCATCATCTACCTACCTTGCAAACAAGATAGACAACCAAAGTACCAGCGATAGGCTGACCTCATATGACATGCATGCCCAGGTAGGAATGATCTTTAACTTTCTAACAAGGCAACCTGAGGATCTGCAGCTGTATGCATTTTATGTGTACGGAAATATGCGGGAACGAAAACTGGCCGCCAATCTTATCGTGAAAAAACATAGGGGAACCCTATCTAAATATGGTTTAGATAAAGTACAACTCAGAAATGTATTGCTTGGGAGAAGTAGCAGGGATTCTGCAAAGATAGCTGGCATATCCACGAACAAAGCGTGGAAACTCAGAGGTGAGTTAGCCGAGATCCTGAGTCCGATACAGGATAGATTGATGGATGCACTGTGGGAATGGCTGGAACCAAACTTGCACAGTGCATAGGACTAGTTACTTAGATGGGGTTAATACTTTATTTAAAGGGTATCGATATGGTTGCTTGATATCTTCGTAGCGAACAACTACTGTTTCATCTTCGATAAACCAGCATCCTTCCATAGTATTACCAGTCCCGCTATAAGAATAAACCCTTCTCGCAGCGGGGTGGTACTGACATACATCATCAGTAAATATGATCTTGCCACCCGAGTTATTGGGAAGTTCTCCAATAGCTTTAGCGTTAACTTGCAGACTGATCAATGCAAAAAGAATAAATAGAAATTTCATACAGACTCCTTTCTCATGGATGGCGGTAGTAATTCATCATATGATACCCAAGATGAACTAAGAACATCCCCTTCATTAATGATATCCACGATAACTCCATCGTCATCAAGCTTGATTGAAACATAGCCACCACAGGTTTCGTTAAGGTCATCATCAAAGCATAGGTGAATATACTGATGAGTTCCATTATCAACGGTGTCAAGGTAAACCTTCATACCTTTCCTACGTTGGAATACTTCAACATGATCTTCGATTGCGTTCATGATTCCTCCCCCGCAAATTCATAGGTAACTTCCATGCCACCCATACCCCAGTCGGGATCATCTTCCAAGATACCTTCGACCTTTTCATCTGCCTCATCACGATCGTTGGCTTCCACCGTTACGTGTAAGACGGTTTTTTCTATGAGGTAATATTTATACTTAGACATATAACAACTCCTTTATTAGCGGGGCTGATACGCATAGGCATACCAACCCCATTGGTTTAGTAGAAACTACTTGCAGTATTGCGAACCGAGTAGCCATGACGCTTGGCATAGTTCATAAAGTCATTGACCTTACCCAGCTCTTGAAGGTATGCATACATAGCAAACTTCATAAAGCTACTGGTTGAAATGCCAAGTACCCTTTGCTGATCATCTGTCTGACATCTAAATACACTGTCTGGTATTTGAAAAAATACCTTGTCAGAATAGCCCAGAGTAATGTCAGTGCCTGACCTTGAAAGATTCAAGGCACGCTTGAACTCATTAAAGTCGTAGTCGTTTGCGTTAAATTCAGCAAAGGTACGATTGATTCTCTGATTAAATATCATAGTAATTAACTCCTGTAAAAGATTGTTGAATGCCAGCCATCTCAGCTAAGTCCTCGCCATACATATCCCAGATCTCCATGATGTGGTCGGCAGCTAAATCAGGCGTCTCATTTACCATGTCAGAAACTTCCTGAGGATTTTCGCTAGGCATACCGTTATAGATAAAGTGCATAGCTTTCATTGGATTGTCAGTACACCAGCGCAAGGCGCCGTGAAATCCATCCAACTCAATCTCATTAAAGCAAGATCGAATGATTCTCTTGTAAGAATCTTCACTGATCTTTCCTATAGCATTGGCTATAGATTTCTTGGTAGTAGCTTTCTTAGCTGTCTTGGATTTAGCTTTAGGCTTTTGGTATTTGGCTGGCTTGGTAAAGTCAAAACCAGCTTGGGTGGTAGGCTTGGCATACGTAGTTTGCGTAGCATAATTAGGTGATGAACCATACTGATACGCTGTTCTGTAGCCAAACTTATGAGGAGTCCAAGCATAGGTATTAGAAAACCACACACCTTCATGCTCGATACCAGCACTGCGATTGATGATGACGCTACGACCATCCTCTGTCATAAAGCCAAACTTATTGTTGTAACCAATATGGCTACCAACATAAGCCTGAAATGCTGGTATATGAATAAGCTCTGGATTTTCTAGCAGCAAAGGTCGCAGATAGTTCTGAATGTAATGCCAAGTATCAGATCGAGTTTGATCAGCTGCATTACCCGTACTAAGTATCCCATTGTGAGACATCCACATGCCAGGAACAACCTCATAAGGGTGGCAGTTATCTAGATTGACATCGCCGTGAGTACGCCAGCGCATATGGATAACCGCATCAAAACCCATAACGTGGTCACGATATAACTGTTGAACTTCTTCTAATGTACCGACATGCTTGATGACATTTACACCATGAGCGTTGTTAACAATGGCGCCAAAACCATCAGGATTACGATCATAGAAGTCCTCAAAGTGAGCGTCAGTTAATACAGAACCTACTGGATGGTGAATTAATATACACATAATTATTACCTTTCTTAATTTAAAATAGCATAGCTAATACGATTAGCCACTAAACAACTGATGAGAGATGAAGCCTCAGCCTCGGTGAGATTTGTCCAAACTTTTGCATCTGTTCTGATACTCATGCAGCAACCTGCCTTTCGTTGTCGGTGTCTTCACTCATGCGTAAATAACTACGCAAGAACTTAGTGTCTTGCTTCATTGATTGACTCTGAATGTAAGTCTTAAAACCAACAGCATTGAACTGGGTGAATGACACCTCACCTGGCTGACAGAAAGTAAGCAGCGCATTACAGAACTCAAGAGCTGCCATCACAGATTCATAACGCAGTGAACCCCTGAAGATACGAAACTCAACGGTATCTCTGTTCTGAATGTTCAGCATCTCGTAACGATCTCCGTTTTGCTTGTTGTAAGGTGTGAACTTAGCCATCTCAGGTTTAACCCTGCAATAACCAGCACCATAACGACGGGCAATCATACGAATAATCCCTTCGTTTCTGACATCGTTGAGAAAGGATTGAACTCTAAAGATCTGAGCTTGCGTAAGGTACTGTCTACCTACGTGTATGTGCAAACCACAGCTACCACCTTCATGAGAACGCATACCTTTTTTAGTTTCAGGATTGTTTAAGAACAATGCAAACTTATCTCGGTGTATGTCCATGCCTGCTGGTTGAGTAACAATCTCAAAGCCATGACCAATAGAACCATCACGCTCGAAGAAGCAGTACTCACCAACTGCACCGTTAGGATTAAACAGATCATGAACCCGGCCAGCCATTGCATCTAAGTTTGCAGAGCCAGATGTCACCTGAACTTCTAACTCAAGACCAAAGGCACGGCGATTCTGTCTAAACCAAGGGCTATCAATGACGTCAAACCCTTTAGACTTGCTACTGTGGTAGCCAGCAACCAGGCCGCGATATGGAGTCCAGTCAATGTGAACCCAGCGGCCATCATCTAACTGACGAAGGTAATCCCTGCGTCGATCAGCGATACGTATATGATTGCTTGGATCTAGATAAGATACTGCATACTTAGATAGTATTAGCGTGCTATCACTAGCCATTTGACGAGTGCCATCATCTATTAATTGGTTTGTACAATGCGAACATACAGTAGATCTAGCAGTAACGCTGTCATCATCGCCAAACAACGTGTTAGTTACCATAGCAAAGTGACCGCAACCAGCTCTATCTATGCCCATTTTTACGCCAACAGAATCAATCCAAGATACATCATTGACTGTTTCAAACAAGGTTAAGTGAGACTGAAGTAATGCGCCGTAATCAAACGAATCATTTTCACGGGTAAATACACGACCTTTAATAATGTCAAGCATCAAGGCCATCCGAACCACTGTTAATGGATGAGTCTTTTTAAATGACATGACATAGGCTGTCAGGTTTTCCATAAACTTCTGACCTTCACCATCTGTTGGGTGAGCAGCTGCTAGTTCATTGATTAACCTGAGCCAACGGTTGGTGTGAATCCTACCGCCAGTAGACCGAGCTACTGATTTAAGGACACGCTTTACGAGGATACGGACGAACTCATTGCCACCCATATCATCTCGATACACCCGTTTTCTTGCATAAAAATACAATTTACTGGACATAAAACCTCCTGAGGTTGAGAAAAAGAAAAGTCAATCGCCTTTCCTAAAGGAAAGAGAGGCGATAGACGTTGGTTGATGACTATTAAAAGCAAACAACTGTGTTACTATTACTAATAAAATAGCGTTAACTATGCACATGTATCACCATTACTGATATATATGGACATGATTAAGGCAGGGGAAGGATAGCCATAGCACCTACTACGGTTTTTCGTTTCTTAAAGATACGACTAGCTGGGTTACTCCAGTCTTGAACAGCGTTTAGCAGGGCCAGCAAATCATCAGGTAAATACCGGTCAATTTCTGTCCATTCACTACCGTTATCTCTGTCGTAGATGTCATCGCCATTCTCATCTTCAATGTAGGCAATCCAAGAACAGTCACCGTCATCGTCAACAACGGTGTTAAACCCAAATGATCTGATAAATTCATTTACTTCAGAGGTAAATTCATAAATTTCCCAGGGTTCGAAAGCGTTATGCCAACTCATAATGCCTCCTCCATTGCGGTATGAACATGTTTATGTAGGACATCAACCCAGTTCATCATCTCAAGAACATCGTCATCATTTAACTCGCCAAGGTTAACGATCAGATTCATATGAGTAGACATGCAGCTGGTCAACTGGTCAGTCATCTTGGCACGGATAGATGCATCAATGTCAGAATGGCTTAGCAGGAGATTCAGGTTGGATGTGGCGTGGGTTCCACGAAATAAGCAGTGGGTAGCAGCCGCAAACTTTTCTCCTTTGATAGCACGAATGCTATTCATGGATTCATTAATGCGGGTTTCTAAATCTGCAATAAATTTAGGTTTCATGGTTGTCCTTAGTAAGGGTAGTTAAAAAACATATCGTCACGTAGCAAACGCTGACACTCCACAAGTTCATCTTCATCTGCGGCACCTAACATTGCAGAAGATATGTGTATTTGTGAAGCGTTATCAACATTGCTGATATAGTTAGACGCAAGTTCGCGCTTGATTCTTTTAAAAGTCTTAGCGATATTGGTCTTAGCTGAGGGTACATATTTAAAGCGGGGATCTAATATACTGGGTTGCATGATTACTCCTTTACTTGAGATAGTGCAATGATTAAATCAGCGGCGTCTGAGATAGACATACATTCGTAGTCATCTTCTTTAGCCTCTGATGCCAGAGCAAAAGCTCTAGCTGGTACAGGGATGTAAGTCTTTAGCTCGTACAACTCTTCGAGTAAGTCTTCATTGAATTTAGACATGATTAGTACTCCGAAGTAAGCATCAAAACATCATTGGTTAGAAAGAAACGGTACTCGCCATTGGGACAGTCAGTAAAGTCAATGTCCTTATTCATGAGTACGTTATCGTTGCCATCATCGACAACGAGCTTAGCTTTACCATCTGATACATCAAGGCAAACAGAGTAGAACTTTTCGTTAGGGAATTCCATTGGCAGGCAAACAGCAATATCTAGAAACCAATAGGCGCCCGCTTGATCAGCAAAGTACTTAACCCCATCGGTATATGTAACCTTACTAAAGGGATGGCGATACCATTGTTCAGTACCTGTAAATTGAGATAGATTCATGACTGCTCCTTTAAATGGTTAAAAATTACAGTAAGAGATGAAAACTCTTGCTCGATGTAGTCCGCTACCTTTTCTAAGAACTCGTTCTCAAATGGATACCAAACGCTGATGTCATGCGCATCAATCCAGCCATGTTCACGAGGGCTAGATCTCAAAGCATCAATGATCTGGTCGTAACTAGCTTTTGGATTCCAGTCAGATAGGTAACAGGCTACTGCTTTATGTTCGATAAGATGCATTAATTACTCCTTATGTATTTAGAACATTGATGACAACGGCTAACACCAGGCTTGCCGCAGATACTGCATTGTTTAAAGTATTGATTGATCATGATTGATCCTTCACCGTGTAGCGAACAGAGGTTCCGCCAGCACATACATTAAACAGATCGTATGGATAACGCTTAACCCAAAGGACATAACCCTTAGGGTTGATCTCTCGTTTGAAGTCAAAGAGATCTTTCAAATCCTTTAGCCTGATGTATGTATTACAAAAGTCCAGAGGATAGAATTTAGCCTGACAACATTGATAAGTTCTCATGCAACCTCCTGATGTTGTTTATAGGTAGACATCCAATGCAGAACTACACGCTTGGCCTCTTGCTTATCTAATCCAAACTCAGACTGCAAGTAAGGACCAGCAGCAAACATATTGATCTCACCTGACTCTCTGAGATCATTAAGTAATGCGTAATACTCTTTAGGGAAACACATAACACCTCCTGATTGATATACAGCTGGATAAACCCACTCATTCACTGGCTGCTCCCCATACGCTTTCACTCCACCTCACAAGTGAGGATGTCGTTACAGCTAGGGAGCTACCTATTCATTCGCGGGGAAACTAGACAACAGGATTACTTCCTGAGATTGGTTCACCGTCTGGCCTGGTTACACCCGCCAGACCGTTCACTGCAATCTCAGTCGTAAGGCACGGAAAGAACATCCGATCGGATACCGCAGTAACCCTGATAAAAAAAGGTTAGGCAGACACAAGGTAGTTAGCCTCATGCCTGCCTATGTATTAAGACTGCTTACGGAAGAACTCTTTACGAAGTTCTTGGATAGCTGCAATCACAGCCTCAGATTTAACACCTGAAGCATCGATAGCATTCACAGACTTAATAACCAACATGGCACGTTCACATTCACGTGCTGTCATCTTGGGTTTAACAGAACCACCAGCGTCAATCAACGCTTGTTTGTCACGCTTACTAGCGGGTAAGTTGCCGATAATCCCTGAGCAAGCGTAAGAATCGCCAGGAACAACAAAGTCGGCAGGCAAGAGACCATACTCAACGGCATAGCCAATACGTTTGATTTGAGCAGGTGAAGCAGGTTTAGCAGTGATAGTAGACATAGTAATTCTCCTAGTAAAAGGTAAGACGTAGTTAAAAAAGAAAGAAGAGGTTGTTTCCCCCTTCGTAGAAGGAGAGAGGGAAATAACCGTTGGTTAAAGGACTTAGAAATCCTTAGAGAGATACAAAGCAACAACAGCAGTTACAGCAGATACAACGATGAATACGTGAGAGATAAGCTCAAGCATGTTTACCTCCTCTGATGTATTCAGAAGTAATCGGGTTAAACCGAGCTTTAAGTAATGCATTGAAGGTAGGTTCAGACCAAGGTTGAAAACCCTGTTTAGCTGCGTGATATAGATACTCTTGATAAGTAGGCATGTTTGCTCCTAGTCAGTGGGAAAAAAGTCAATGAAATGAAAGAGTTGATCAACACCACATAAGCGCTGTCCCCTTCCGTAGGAAGAAAAGAGGGACACGCTGATACCCAAACTGAGGGAGAAGTTATCGAAGGAAAGTCACAAGCTAGTCACAGATAGCCTTCTGACCTAATAGATACAGGGTTGAGCTACGGATTACCGATCAGTTGAACTGTCTTTAGTGGTTAGAACCCTGATAGTTAACAGGGGTGGCACGGGACCACGAAGTGCAACACTGGGGGGTTGAGGCTCCACTGTATTACCTTCACACACACGGGTCTTCAATCTAATTTTTTTACCTAACTCATCACATTCATATATGACTAATAACGAATCGCTATTGATACGTATCGCTACATTAGAAGCGCGTATTACTTTGCTAGAGAGACGCTTAACTTTGAGTGGTGCGGCTCCTAGTAAGCTCACTTTAAAGATCGTTGAGCAAACTTCGCCGCAGGTTGTATTGGCTAGTACTACGCTGGACCAATAATTTTTCCCCTATGGGGGTGTGTTTGTAAAGTGAAAATATTTTTTTGTAAAGTTTTACAACCTATAGGTATTAGATTGTTAACAAATTTGTTACTTATAGGTTGAAAAAGATATACAAATTTCGGACAACGATGTCTCATGTTTGCATGATTGCGCCATATAACTATTGAGTTGCCGGGCGATTGGGCAAAAGGTCAGCTGACACTAGCCAAGTAAATTTGGCGACGATAACAAAGTAAATAAAAAAGTTTCCCGAACGGGCAATTTTGATGAAAAAGTAGGCAAATGTATAAAAATATTCCCGATCGGGGTATTTTGTAAGGTTATGTAAAAAGGATAAACCTACATAACATTCCTATAACACGCTGTATGTTAATCGTAAAAAAGTATGTTAACAGCTTAAGAATGATTCATTAATAACTCATTATCTACTTAATGACTTATTTATAAGCCATGTCAACCAAAGTGCAGTTTGTTTCTCATTCTGTACAAAACTGTCAACCAAAGTGCAGATTACCCTACATATTGTCAACCAATCTGCTGATAACAAAGAGAGATCATGGCAACTAAAAAAGTAAACCTATCTGTAGGTCGTGGCGAGAAGCTTCCCGTATCCAAGGGTGCTGGGCTTACCGCCAAGGGTCGAGCGAAATACAACGCCGCTACTGGATCTAACCTAAAAGCACCACAACCTGAGGGTGGTCCAAGGCGGGATTCATTCTGCGCTCGGATGGGTGGCATGCCCGGCCCCATGAAAGATGAGAACGGTAAACCAACTCGTAAAGCAGCTGCACTAAAACGCTGGAAATGTTAACAATCGCGGGGTAGCTCAGTGGAAGAGCGCTGGACTCATAACCCAGATGTCGGTGGTTCGACCCCACCCCCCGCAACCAACTAAGAAAAGCTATGACAGGCAAAGAACTAGAGAAGTTTTTAAATCAATTTGAATCATTACGTGGAATTTCTGTGGTTTACCCAGAAGGTTTATCTAAACAGATCGCACCTCAGCTCATGCTGTTAACGGGAGCAATCCATATCCACGGAGAACCGCATTACTTTGAATCCGAAATCAATCTAAACGATTTCAAAACCCATGATGACTGCATGAGATTGGCAAAAGCCATCTTGCAGGCGTTCGATAAAGCAGAGGAACACAATGGCCGCACGAATTAAGAAGATTCGCCACGACGAAGACACCCGTAAAAAGATTCAAGCAGCTCAGTTGATCAACCGATTGACTGGACATGCCAATGGCGCAGTAGATTTGACCCCAACTCAGGTACGAGCAATTGAAATTTTGCTCCGCAAGATCCTTCCTGACCTATCCGATGTACGTATGGAAGTAGATTCTCAGCCAATTACCTTCCAACTTGACCTAGGTAAGAAGTAAATCCCGTGGAATTAGTCAAATACTCACCACCTGGACCAGTCGCAAGAGAGTTTCATATCGCTGATAACTTCGTTAGAGGACTAATGGGGCCTGTTGGCTCTGGAAAATCCTCCTCTTGCTGTGTAGAAATCGTTGGTAGGGCGCTAAGACAAAGACCAGCTAACGATGGCATACGTAAAAGCCGCTGGCTGATCATTCGTAATACCTATCCTGAGTTGAAATCGACCACGATTAAGACTTGGGAAACTTGGTTTCCATCTAACGTAGCCCCGATTAAGTGGGATACGCCCATTACTTCCACGATGAAGATCAATGACATTGGCGATGGTACTGGAATGGAATTAGAAGTGTTATTTATGGCGCTCGATCGACCCACTGAAACGGGGAAATTGAGATCTTTGGAACTTACTGGAGCATGGATTAATGAAGCATCTGAAATCCCTAAAGAAATATTCGATATGGTTACTCAGCGTGTCGGTCGCTACCCTTCCAAGCTGCAAGGTGGCCCTAGCTGGTCTGGGATCATCCTTGACACCAATCCTCCCGATGATGATCACTGGTATTACAAGGTAGCCGAGGAAGAAAAGCCTGAGGACTGGTTGTTTTTCCGCCAGCCGGGTGGCTTATATCGCGAAGGCGAGGAATATAAACCCAATCCTGACGCAGAGAACATTATTAATCTGCCTGACGGACACAATTACTACTTACGTCAGTTAGCGTCCAAGACGGATGACTGGATTAACGTCTTCCTTCTAGGAAATTACGGGTCAACCTCCACAGGTAAGCCTGTTTATCCAGAGTACAACGACAAAGTTCACTGTCTTCCAAAGAATGTGGAAGCAGAGCGTGGTCTACCGATTGTATTGGGCTGGGACTTTGGATTAACCCCAGCATGTGTAATCCTTCAGGTTACCGCCAGGGGCAAGATCATCATTCTTGATGAAATTATTTCTGAAGATATGGGTATTAGACAGTTTACTAATGAGATGGTTAAGCCACATCTAGTAAACAAGTACAGTGGATTTACATGGTATTCAGCAGGCGACCCAGCTGGAAACATTAGGGCGCAAACTGATGAAAGAACCTGTCTTCAAGAATTATTGGAAGCTGGAATCACCACAGAACCAGCGCCAACCAATGACTTTATTCCACGTAGAGAATCGGTAGCCTTCTTTCTGACTAAGTTGGCAGACGGCGACCCTGCATTTGCATTAAACCCACGATGCACCAACCTGAGAAAAGGCTTCTCTGGCAGATATAAATATGAGCGTTTAAAAGTAGCAGGCGCTGCAAGATTTAAAGACAGACCCGTTAAAGACATGTCGTCACATATTCAAGATGCTTTGCAGTACGCATGCTTACGGGTCAGAAGCGGCTTAACCCCTCCAAGGGCTAGGCAATTGGTTAAAAAATCCGCGAATGGATGGACTTAATGAGTTATACGTATAAAAAACCCGCAGTAGAAGTAGACGTTAAAGAGGATAGTAATGGTCAAGAGAACCTATTGCTTGAGACAAACCTATCGGCCTATGTAAAAAAGTGTTGGGATCAGGCTAGAACTGCTAAGAATCAGATCACTGAGCGTTTATTAAAGTGTGAACGCCAGCGCCGTGGGGAATATGACCCCGATAAAATGTCTGAGATTACTAAGACTGGTGGCTCTGACATCTTCATGATGGTGACTGATGTGAAGTGTAGGGCAGCTGAAGCGTGGATTAAAGACGTGATGCTCAGTCAACAAGAGCGTGTCTTTGAATTAGACCCAGCTAGTAGCCCAGTATTACCAGCTGAGATGAAGATGGCAATCATTGACCTAGTTAAACAAGAGGCAATGGAGTATATCTCCCAGGGACAACAGCTCCATCCTGAGGCATTTCGCGCCCGCATGGAAGAAGTTCATGAAGCAATCATGAAAAAGTTGCAACAAGAATCAGTCGATGCCGCTCGTCGTATGGCAGATAAGATTCAAGACCAACTTAATCAAGGAAAGTTTACTGAAGAACTCAAGAATTACATTACTGATTTCGTTACATTTCCAACGGCAATCATTAAGGGTCCAGTAGTTAAGCGTCGCAAAGCTTTGCAATGGGGTCCTAACTTTGAGCCTATTGTAGTCACAGAGTTTGTTCGTGAGGTAGAGCGCGTATCTCCTTATGATATTTTCCCAGCCCCTTCTTCGGTTGATGTAAATGATGGCTTCTTAATCCAGCGCCATAAGTTCACCCGTGAAGCATTGTCTTCTATGAAGGGAATTGAAGGCACCGATGATGAAGCCGTTGAAACGCTCTTAGAACGCTATGGAAAGACAGGGTATACATCATTCCAGCAAGGTGACAATGAGCGCCGTGTGCTTGAGGGAAAGCCCTTCCGTGGGCCTTTGCATAATGACCTGATTGAAGCTATTGAGTTCTGGGGTTCTGTGCGTGGTGAGTGGTTATTGCAGTGGGGCATGAAAGACAAAATGATTCAGGAAGACCAGGAGTATGAGGTCACAGCTTGGATGACAGCCAATGTCTTATTCCGTTGCATTATTAACCCTGATCCATTGGGCGCTCGTCCATATAATATTAGTAGCTGGGAAGAAGTTCCCCATAGTTTTTGGGGTGTAGCCTTGCCTGAGGTTATGCGTGATTCACAAACAATGTGTAACGCAGCGGCTCGGTCATTAGCTAACAACATGGGTATTGCTTCAGGTCCACAGGTCGAAGTCACAGTAGACCGATTGCCTGATGGTGAAGACTTAACTCAGATCTATCCTTGGAAGATTTGGCAAGTCACTACTGATCGTACTGGTGGTGGACAACCTGCTGTTCGCTTCTTCCAGCCCAATATGAATGCCGATGTCTTGATGGGTGTCTATGCACAGTTTGCAAAACAGGCTGATGAGATTACTGGTATACCTAATTATGTATACGGTAGTAGTGCTGTAAGCGGAGCTGGACGCACTGCAAGTGGTTTATCTATGCTTATGGACAATGCCAGTAAGGGTATCAAGCAAGGAGTAGCAAACATTGATAAAATAGTATCTGGTATTGTACAGAGACTATATCTGCACAATATGATGTACGACGATGACCCTTACATTAAGGGTGATTTCAAAGTGGTTGCCAAAGGCGCAATCGGCTTAATTCAAAAAGAAGCTCTCCAGTTACGCCGTAATGAATTCCTTATAGCTACTGCCAATCCTCTTGATTCTCAGATTGTTGGAACAGAGGGGCGCGCATACATCTTGCGTGAGGTAGCCAGGGGTCTGCAAATGGATACTGAAAAAATTGTCCCATCGGATGATAGCCTTCAGCAAATGCAAATTCAATCAAAGGCACAAGCCTTAGCACAGCAAATGGTAGAGCAATTATCACAGCAAGCCCAACCACAGCAAGCGATGTCACAAGCGCCGCAACCTCCAGCACCACAAGCCCAATTACCCTCGGGTGAACCCGCTGGTGGGCAAGCAGCAAACACGATGCAACCAATCAAGATGGCTGATGGCGGACCAATTGGGCCGTATACACAGGCATTACAAGATGAACTCATGGCGTATGACGCTCTATAGGAAAACAAATGGCAAAAATGTTCGGTGGTAAAGACGATAAAGCAGAAGAAATGGCTGAGGCAAAAGGTCTTAAGTCTGGGAAAATAAGCAAAGCTCAGTACATCGCTGGTGAAAAGTCTGAGGGCGAAGACTCAAAAGAAGCTAAAAAGAATGCCAACGCTATCAAATCAGGAAAAATGACTGCCAATGCATATGCAAATAAAGAGTCAAAAAAGATGGCTGATGGCGGATATTGCACTGGCGGACGTAGATCAATGCAAGATTACGGGAAATAAAAATGGGATATGTACCAGACTGGTTGCGTGCCAATCACGCCAAAAACTCTACCACTTCTTCGGATAGCGCCCCATCAGGAATCAAGTATGGAATTGTTAGTAGAGAATTGTTTCATAATGCGCCTAAGCAGAAATTTGCCGATGGCGGGGACGTAAACATTAAAGGCGAAACGATGGGTGAGTACAGCGGCGATGATGAGATCGTCAAGTACCGCATGAATCAGATCGATGACAAGGGTAATGATTTACGCTCTAAGTTTACTAAGGACACCGTATCCTCAGATCGTGATAGCGATGCTGGAATGGATATTGATACCTCAGCTAAAACCCCAAGCAGAGACTTTGATGCTGGCCCTAACTTATCTACCAGCCCTAAGTCGAGTGATGCTAAACCTAGCTACACTAAATCCACACCTAAGCCATCATCTACAGCAAGCTCATCAAGAGACTTTGATGCACCTGATGACGGAACTACTTCACCTAAGGCTTCGGATGATCGCATGAAAGCACGCGCTCCAGCGGCGCCATCTGCTCCAGCAAAAGAGTCTAAAAAGTATATTGACATTCCAAAGAACAATACTGGAATGCGACAATATCGAGATGACGCTGAAAGTCCAGCAGGTTCATTCTTTAAAAAATTAGTTGGATCACAGTCACAGCGCACTAAAGCAGCCAATAAATCTAAAGACGATTAATCGTGCTAGAGCAACCATCCAAAAGAACTATTCAAGCATTAGCCACATTAGATGGTGATGCTGACTTTGAGCAAATTAAACTTTGGCTTAAAGAAACATTAATTCAAATACAACATGACGAACCCTATACCAAAGACGAGATTCAAACTCGCTGGTATCAAGGTGCTAGTCAAACTATTACAGAGTTTCTTAGTAAGGCTTCAGAAGCTAGAGAAACTCTACGCAAGTTCTAGTCCTTAGGACTAAACCCAACCCGACTGGGTGAGTCGGGAAATCGAAGACTGCAAATGATTGCGCAATTACCGCAAGGCTTACGCACATCTATGTAGCTCATGGAGAATATTTTGGCAATTCCAAGAAAAGTAAGAGAAGCAGAAGAACGAGCAGAAGCACTTCATAAGCAACTGTATGAGCAGAAGAATGAAGAGCCTCAAGCCGACCCTCAACCAGACCCAGCGCTAGCTCCTAGTGATCCTCCAAATCTACCGGAAGGTCTACAAGATCAACCAGTAGATGATGCTGTAGTTCCACCTAACAGTGAGCTGCCAGACCAGCAAGTTAAGGAAGATCCTTGGGAACACAAGTACAAGGTAATGGAAGGGAAGTATCGTGCTGAGGTGCCAAGACTCGCTGCTGAAAATCGGGAACTGCGTCAAAAGCTAGAAGGACTCACGCAAGATTTTGAGAGTTTTAAGAGTAAGGCCGCAACACCAAGTACACCACTCATTAGTGCCGAGGATCGCGAGAAGTATGGCGATGATCTCTTGGATGTAATCAAGCGTTCTGCCCAAGAACAAGTATCAGCAAAAGATAGTGAGATTGAACAGCTCAAGCGTAGATTAGATGATGTCCATACGGATACCGCTAAGAATGCAGAAGTTGTTTTCTATGATCGCTTATCTCAAATGATGCCTGATTGGGTAGCAATTAATGATGATCCAAGCTTCCTCAAATGGCTAGATGAATATGATGCACTCACAGGTAAGCGCCGCCAAGACCTTCTCTCAGATGCTGAGAATTCTAGAGACGCCGATAGAGTTGCCCGGTTCTTTGGAACATGGAAAAGTCAACAGCAGGTAAGTACGACAACAACCAATAAAGCATTGGCCGCACAAGTGGTACCTGACACCAATAAGGTTGTCACTCCACCGCAGACAAAACGATTCTTTACTCGCGCAGAGATTGCTGATTTTTATCAGCGTGCAAGGCGTGGAGAAGTATCAAATGCTGATATGGTTTCCGTCGAATCAGAAATACATCTTGCTACGGTAGAAGGTCGAATTCGTTAGATCTCCTATATCAGTAGCGTTAATATATATAAGGAAACAAAATGTCTATAGCAGTCTCATCTGGGTATACCCAGTATTCGTATAGCAACACAAGCGGCGCACAATTTATTCCAGAGATTTGGTCTGGTAAGTTGCAAGTCAAATTTTATAAATCCACCGTATTGGGCGAAATCACCAATAACGATTGGGAAGGCGAGATCAAAGGTTCTGGCGATAAAGTCCGTATCCGTTCAATCCCAACCATCACTATCCGTGATTACACCAAAGGCTTGAACCTCACCACTGAAGTTCCAACATCTACACCAATCGAGTTAAACATCAGCAAGGGTAAATACTTTGCCGTTGTAGTTGACGACGTTGATGAAGTACAGGCTGATGTTCGCTTGATGGACATGTTCACAGGTGATGCATCTGAGCAAATGAAGATCGCTATTGACGGTGATGTTCTTGGTTCTGTTTACAGCTCTGCCGCCACAGGTAACTATGGTACGACAGCTGGTAAGGATAGTGGCAACATCAACTTAGGTGTTGCTGGATCTCCATTGACAGTTACCAAAGATGGCGCATCTAGCACAACTTCTGTTCTCGATTTGATCTTGAACATGGGTCAGTGCTTGGATGAGCAAAACGTACCAGAAGATGGTCGTTGGTTAGTTATTCCTCCAGCAGTTGCCGCTAAGCTCAAGAACTCTGATCTGAAGCAAGCGTACTTGACTGGTGATAACGAGTCTCCATTGCGCAATGGTAAGTTAGGCATGATCGATCGTTTCACATTGTATGTATCTAATAACTTCACAAGAGTTACAGACGGTGCAAACACATGTTTGAACATCATTGCTGGTACACGCGATGCAATTTCTTTTGCATCACAAATCACTAACGTAGAAACCATCCGTAGTCAGTCTACATTTGGCAACGTAGTTCGTGGTTTGAATGTTTATGGCTATCAAGTTGTTAAGCCAGAAGCATTAGTAACAGCCTACATTAAGAAGTAATTAATTGAGGGGGAGAGGTAAAACTTTCCCCCAATACCTATGAAAATATTAAAAAATAAAAAGACCGGCGGTATTTACACTTGGACAGAAAAGCTTGCTAAGCAAGAAGATATGGAAGAGTACACCGAGACAGCTCAAGAAGTTGTCACGCCAGAACCAGCAATCGAAGAAGTTGCTGAGCCAGATATTAAAGACATGGCAAGAACTGTTTTATTAAAAAAACAACCTAAACAAAACACCACAGAATAATGTCTACATTACAAGACGTCATTAATAGCGTTCGCGTTGACTTGCAAGACGCCGATGCCATTCGATATTCCAATAGCCAGTTACTCGGCTTTGCAAACGATGGTATTCAGGGAGCATTTCGTAAGCGTCCTGACTTTCGTCTTGGGACTTATACCACTGCAACGCCTGTCTATGGCCTAACTGACACAGTGCCATTGCCAGCGCAGTATCAAATGCTATTGATCCATTACGTTTCAGCAAGAGCTGAGTTGCGTGATGACGAGTATTCACAAGATGGTCGCGCCGCTGCATTGATGAATCTGTTTGTATCGGAATTGAAATCATGACCAATTACACAGCTTTCTTAGACTATGTATTGCCTCATGTGCCAGGTTGCACAAATGAGATGGCGCTAATGGAGATAGAGAACACCATCATTGATTTTTGTGAGAAGACTCTAATCCTCCAAGTTGATCATGATCCTGTGACTTCAGTTGCGGGGATAGTTGATTACGACTTAGACCCCCCATCCAATACCTTAATAGTAAAGATCATGCGCTTATGGTTTAAAGGAAAACTTCTAGATCCAAGGGCGCCTGATACTGTTTACACCCCATCTATCTATAACCAGAACTCTGGAGCAGTAGTAGAGAAAGCAGATCCACAGTTTTATATTCAAAAAGATCTTAGATCATTCTCCTTGTATCCAGTTCCAGTAAATACCGATTCACAATCATTAACCTTGCGGGTGGCTCTAAAGCCAACTCGGTCAGCTTCCACAATCGACGACCTTATCTACGAAGAGTACGCCGAGATTATTGGACACGGGGCCACCTCAAGACTTTTCATTTCTCCAGGTAAACCATATTCAAGCGCCCAGCAATCTGCTATGAGTGCCGCTAAATATATGGCTGGAGTAAACGTAGCTAGAGACAGAGCACTCAAGGGGTACGTACGTTCTAGCAAACAAGTTCAATTTAGGCGGATCTAATGGCTGACAAAATCAAATTAGTACAAGGCGATAACAGACCCTATATCAGACTGTCCCTTAAAAATTCGGATAACACACCAGTTGACGTAAGCGCAGCTACAGTCGTTGTGAAATTTAGAGCCGCTGGCACAACACAAACACTTTCAACTATTACTTGCTCAAAGACCAATGGTGGTACTGATGGCGTAGTGATCTTCAATTTCCCGGGAACTACCTTGAGCGTGCCACCTGGATCTTACGAGGGTGAAGTAGAGATTAACTTTGGTAACGACATTGCTACGGTTTATGACATCTTGAAGTTTAGTGTTCGCGCACAATTTTAATTAAGGAAACAATATGGAAAAGGTTTACGCAAACGAATTTACTGGTGCTGGGGTATCTCAGTCAAGTAGTTCACAAGAATTAGTAATGGCCACTGGTACTTATCACGTCACTTGTACAGGTCCTGATGGTCAGATAAAGTGGGAAGATACCATTCAAAACCTAGTTACTACTGTAGGTAAGAACGACTTATTAGATAAATACTTTACTGGCTCAGCTTATACAGCCGCTTGGTATGTTGGCTTAGTAGACGGAGCATCAACCCCGACTTATGCACTTACAGATACAGCTGCCAGTCATACAGGCTGGACTGAGAACGTAGCTTACTCGAATACTAATCGCCCAACTCCAGCTTGGAATTCTGCAGCATCTGCATCAAAAGCAACAACAGCTACTGCATTTAACATTAATGGTACAGCAACAATTGCAGGAACATTTTTAACTGCTAGTAATGCTAAATCAGGAACAACAGGCGTTTTGTATTCAGCAGGTTCATTTACTGGCGGCAACAAATCAGTAGCCAACGGCGATACTCTAAACGTAACTTACACAGCTTCAGTCTAAGGAATAATCATGTCATTTAAAACAGGTGATGCAATTAAAGTAAAAAACTCTTTAGTGGCTGGCGTAGTTCAAGGTGCCGCAGTAGATGAGGATTCTAATTTCTTATTACGTGTTTCTTTTGAAGATGCAGAAGGTATAGCTCAAGAGCGTTTCTTTCTAGTGGATGAATTAGAAGCAGCTTAATAATGGCTAACAGATATTGGGTTGGCGGTACAGGCACATGGGATGCTACCGCTGGTTCTAAATGGGCATTGACTTCTGGCGGTGCTGGCGGTCAAGCTGTGCCTACTTCTGCGGACAATGTGTTTTTTGATGCCGCTTCAGGCGCTAATACTGTAACCATTGGCGCTGGAACTGCAACCTGTAATCAACTTACCATGACAGGTTTTACAGGGACAATAGCCTTTGGAACAAACAGCATCACAATAGCTGGCGGTGGAACAATTTATACAGGAGCTACTACTTTTTCAGTTACAGGAACACCATTAATTGATTGCACTTATTCAGGCTCTGTTGCTGCAAGAACAATAAGTCCTGCCGCAACTACAGAAGCCAACTCTATTAGTTTTAATATTAGCGCTGGCACAGGACAAGTGACTATTTCAGCAAATATGTCTGTAAAAAGTCTTAATTTCACAGGGTTTACTGGAACTTTAATTAATACTACTAAAACAATATATGGAAATTTAACTCTTGCTTCAGGAATGACTATTAATGCTGGTGGGGCTATAACAACTTTTGCGGCAACAAGCGGAACACAAACAATTACTTCAGCAGGGCAAACACAAGATTTCCCCATTACTTTTGCTGGAACTGCTACTTATCAGTTACAAGATGACCTTACAATAGGTTCAACAAGATCACTAATACTAACTAGTGGAACGCTAAGTTTAAACAACAAGACGCTAACTGCTGGTATTTTTAGTTCATCTAATACAAACACACGCTCTATATTATTTGGCACAGGTAACATTACGCTAACAGGTAGTGCCACAACAATATGGAGCATGGCAACTCTAACAGGGTTTACCTACACAGGCACACCAACAGTAAATTGTACTTATTCAGGCTCTACTGGAACACGCACAATAAATCATGGGGCAACAGCAGGCGGTGGCGAAACAGTTAGTGTTTCTTTCAATATTTCTGCGGGTTCAGATGTTGTTGTTACAACTACCGCTAGTTTTTTAAAAAATTTAGACTTTACTGGGTTTAATGGAACATTATCACTTTCTCAAAGACTTATATATGGTAGTTTAGTCTTATCTTCGGGTATGACTGTAACTGGTGGAGCAAATACAACTAGCTTCATGTCTAGTTTAACAACACAACAAAACATTACATCCGCTGGGCAACTGTTAGATTTTCCTATAAGTTTTGGATTCAGTACAACCTCTACAGCAGCATCTGGTACAGGTTCAGTAGCAACATTAACCTTTCCATCAACTAGTTCATATCCAGCAGTAGGTTCAACTATTTTTGTAACAGGTATGACACCAACAGGTTACAACGGAACATATACAGTAACAGCTTCATCATTAACTTCGGTATCCTATGCCAATACAACCACAGGAGCACAAACTGTTGCGGGTAGTATTACAACCCAAGGTATTACGTTTCAGCTTCAAGATGCTCTTACATTAGGTTCTACAAGGGCTTTTAATTGTGGTGGCAATACTTTGGACCTTAACAATAAAACATTTTCTTGTGGTAATTTTACAGCTACCAATACCTCATCGCACAGTATTTTATTTGGTACTGCTCAAATTAATGTTACAGGCAGTAACTTAACAGTTTGGACTAACTCAAGTGGTTCCGCAAATCCATTTACTTACACAGGCACAGGAATAGTAAACTGCACTTATAGTGGTTCAACAGGAACAAGATTAATAGCATCCATAATAACAACAGAAGCTAACGCATTAAGTTTTAATATACCTTCTGGTTCAGATATATTTGCTATTCAAGGTAGTAGGCAATATAAAAATATAGACTTTACTGGCTTCACAGGATATGTTTCATTAGCTTCTATTAGCTCAGGTAGCGCAACCATATATGGCAACTTTACTATGCCAGCAGCAGGAGCTTCTCCAGGTTGGCTAGCATCAAGTGTTTATGGACTTAATTTTGGTTCTGCATCAGCTACACAGATATTAACTACCAACGGTTATCCAATGGATACTACCATTACAAGGTCTGGTGCAGGTACGTTGCAGTTAGCTGGAGACCTTAACCTTACTTCCTCTGTAAGTACTGGACAATTTAATTTAACTTCTGGCGTACTTAACAGTAATAGTAAAAACATTACCTGCAATACATTTAACTACAATACTGCCAGCACTAAAACACTTACTTTAACCAATAGTACTGTTACAGTTACTGGAGGAACATCTTCTACTGGATTTGTTGGTAGTAGTACAGGAACAACGTACAATGTTACAGGGTTAAACGTCATATTTACAACGGCATCTATCACAAACTATTACATAGGAACTGCGGCTGGATATATATCTCAAGTAACCATGAGCGGTTCAGGTCAATTAATTTTAGGTGTTTCTGGTGGTAACTCTAATATAACTACATTAACCAATACTGTAACACCTTGTACTGTTTCAATAGTTTCGGGGTTTGGCATACTTGGAATAACAAACTTTAACTTGGCAGGTACGGCTGGTAATTTAGTAACATTTAATAGCACTACTGCAGGTACACAGGCTACTATTAGTAAAACTACTGGATCAGTGAACGCTCAGTATTTAAGCATACAAGATAGTAATGCTACAGGTGGTGCAACATGGAGAGCGGCTAACTCAGTTAATGCTGGTAATAACTCAGGCTGGTTATATGATTACTACGATGCTGTTAATGAACCTGTAGCTACTAATGACTCGCAATTTAATCAACTATCTTTAGTTAACTTCTTGTCTGAATCTGTTAACGCTTTAGATGAGACAAATAAAACACTAGCGTCTGCCAAAGATCTGACGGAATCAAGCAGTGCAAACGACCAGACTTTTAATGTCATCTCTACTTCGGCAGACACCCAAGAGTCTGGCGATAGTTCCGATACTGTTTCTACCTTATTAACCGCTATTGGCTTAGTACTAGATTCTCTGACAGCCGCAGACCAGTACGATTATTTTTATAAAACCGCAGCAAACCAGTCTGAATCTGTAACACTACTAGATAAGCTGGATAACTTTGCATCACAACTAGTATCCAGACAGGAATCTGGAGCTGCCATAGATAGCACACAAGCTAATTACATAGCTAATGTATTAGTCCTAGAGCTACATTCTGTCTTAGATACTGTATCTGCTACCTTCATTATCAATCAAAGCATTAAGGAATCTTCTAGTCTATTAGACCTAGTATTCAATGCTTTAAATACTATTGTCTATATTAATGAAGCAAGTTCATTAACAGAAGTATCAAACAGGATTATAGTAAGGCCAGCTAATATTGCAGAATCATCAACTGGAATAGACGCATCTACCGTACTGAACTTTGCAGTCGCCCAGGTTCAAGAGCCGTCTAAAGTACTAGATCAATACAATGTGGCGCCATCAATCTATAACGTACAAGTAGTTGAGCCAAGATTTGTAACAGATCAAACAAGTAACAATGCTTTATATGTTGTTAAAAGCTCTGCTAACAGTCAAGCTCAGTTAATTGGATTGCTTATTAAAACGCAATTGATTGATGTAAATGCAGTACAACAGCGTGGCATGAATGCAGACATGTATGTTAATGAGCTTTCAGCTACCGCAGAATTACTAGAACAATCATCATCTATTGATATTAAAAAAATATATCTAGATGTTAACCCAAATATAGTGAGCGCTTCTATCAGTATTTCATACTTCAAGATGACTGCTCAACTTATATACACGCCTATGGCAATTGCTGCTTAGGTTTAATTTTTTAAAAAGGAGAAGCACATGGCTGCAATGTCAGACTATCTAGAGAATAAAATTATCGACCAAGTATTTCGTGGTCAGGCTTATTCATTCCCAACAACTCTTTATGTAGGTCTTTACTCAGTATCCCCTTCAGACGCTTCTGGCGGAACAGAAATTTCAGGCAATAACTATTCCCGTGTTTCTGTAACTAACAGCCTTGCAAACTGGGCTGGTACACAATCAAGCGCCAGCACTACTGCATCTACTGGAACTAGTGGTACGACTTCAAATAATGCCTCTATTACCTTCGCTACACCATCAGCTAGTTGGGGTACAGTAGTTGCATTCGGACTATTTGATGCGGCTTCTGCTGGTAACTTATTGTTTTACGGAAACTTATCAATCAGTAAGACGATTAACCAAGGCGATACAGTTACATTCCCTGCGGCTTCTTTATCTATTCAAATTGATAACTAAGTAAATGTTGCTTAACGCGGCGGCATTAAACACCGTTGCTTTAAACGGCACAGCTGGAGTTTTACAACAGCTCAGTACATCTGCTAGCAGCATAACTACTTCTAGTAGTTCCCTGGGTCTAACACCAATATTAGCTTCGTCTATAGCAGCAGTCTCATCAAGTTCAGGGGCTATTCTGCATGTAGTAAATTTAAATGCAACTGCACAAGTAGTAGTAGCTGGCGCTTCTTTGCTTGGTGGGTCAGCTCCCATGGCTGGCTCATTATTATGCACTAGCTCTGTTATAGCCAACACTAGCGTTTCTTATAAGATTGCGTCTAGTTCAAATTCGTCTGCTACAGCAACTTCTGATCTTTATCATCAAGTTCTATTAGCAGGATCAATTAACTGTACTAGCGCATCAGCATCACAAATTAGTACTAGCTATGTTTTGACTGGTGAAATAACAGTAACTGCGAGTTCGCAAGCTACTATTTACAGGATTGTAAATGTAGACAACACTACTTCACTTGGAGTAGTTAATGCCTTACCTTTAAATACACTAGCGTTAAATAATTCCGTTATCAGCGGGGCGGTAAGCTCGTCAGCTTTGGGTACTGCTCTAATTGTCAATGCTATTTACGGAAATGGAGTAGCTACCTCAAATGCTTCTGGAGTTATTGCTAAAACTGCAAGCTTAGGAGCTACATCTAACATAGCTGTTACTGGTACTGCTGGCCTATACGATATTATCCCGCTAGCTACACTCTCTGGGGTAGCCGCTGTTACTAACTTGGTAACTGCCAACACCAGCGTTGCTTATAAATTTGCTTCAAACACCAGTGCATTAGCTACCTCCACTGGGGGCATTACCGATGTATCCCCACTAGCTAGCTCAGCAGTTGTAACTAGTACCTCCACTGGAACTATTACCGATGTAGTTCGATTAGCTAGTTCAGCGGTTATAGCTAGCTCTTCCACTGGAGCTATTACCGATGTCATTCGATTAGCTAGCTCAGCAGTTGTAACCAGTACTGTCACTGGAGATATTACCGATGTATCCCCACTAGCTAGCTCTATAGGTGTAACTAGCAATTCAGCTGGAGCGATTAATAATTCAATTACTCTGGCATCTAATGCATATGTCGTTTGTAATAACGTATCACAAGCATTAAATCATGTAGTAAATCTAGATTCATGGTTCACCACAGGCCCATTAAATACAACGCTGTTGAACTCTGGCGCTATTAATAATGGGTTGACCTCTGCTAGTGTAATTGTAAGCTCCGCCAGTCTTTTAATTAAAATCAATGTATTGACTAGCAGTGTTACAGTTAATGCCACAGGATCGGCTTTATTAAATAAAGTTAATGTTTTATCTGCATCTTCTAATAGTTATGTGACTAGTTCATCTAGTTTATTAGATTTAATACCACTGGCATCATTAGCTGGTACGGCATCAGTAACAAACATAGTTACAGCCAACACTAGCGTAGCTTATAAATTTGCTTCAAGTATCGGGTCAATAGTTAATTCTACTGGAGCTATTACTAAAGTTGCTGCATTAGCTAGTTCTGTAGTAGCGACCAGTTTCTCCACCGGAGCCATTACCGACACCATTTTTTTGGTTGGTTCAGGTACAACAATAGATACAGTCACGGCTAATATTAATAAAGCTGTCACTCTAAATAGCAACTACTCCTATGGAACTTTGGGTTTACAGACCCTTAACTCAGCTGCTATTAATAGTGAACCATCTGGAGTCTCGGTAAAAGTTAGCGCCAATGGAGCTGTTCTAATTGGCATTTCTTTGTATGGAAGTGGTTTATCAACCTCAACAGCTTCTGGAGCTATTACCGACAATATTCCGCTAGCTGTTACAGCTAATATTGCCGTTGCTGGTACTGCAGGTATTTACGATACCATTCCGCTCGCTGCACTTACAGGCGTGGCTGCAGTTACTAATGTTGTGAAAGCAAATACCAGCGTTGCTTATAGTTTTGCATCAAGTGTTAACGCAGTATCTACCTCTACTGGAGCTATTACCGATGTATCCCCTCTGGCTAGTTCAGCAGCTGTAACTAGTATTTCCACTGGGGGCATTACCGATGTATCTCCACTATCTAGCTCGGCAGTTGGACTTGTTGCAACTACTTCTGCCTTAAGCCATATTGTTGTCCTTGATAGTAATTTATCTGTAAATACTTATGCTATTGGTAATTTCCTATCAACTGTTTATTTATCTGGAAGCTCCGCAGTAAATTCGATTGGTATTAGTTCTGTTGTTGATACCATAGCTTTATCATCATTAACCAATGTTAATGCAGATAGCTCAGCAGCTTTAAAAAATGTAGTTAACTTACTTAGCGCAGTAGCAGTAACGAATAATTCTACTGGCGCCATTACAAATAGAATTCCTCTTTCAGGGTCATTGTTTGTATATAGTACTTTTGTCGGTTCTGATAGTAGGATTATTCCATTAATTGGATTAATACTTTCAACAAGCACATCTGCCGGATCTATCTCTGATACTAGCCCATTAGCTGCTTCGATAGGATTAATTAGCAGCTCATCTGCATCAATAGACCATGTTGTATCGTTAGCAAGTTCAGTAGCCGTAATTAGCAACTGCTCGAGTACTATTAAAAATAGTATTTCTTTAACCAGTTTAGTAGCTACAACTGTTGCTTACTCTGCAAATATTAACAATGTTATTCCATTGGCTGGTTCAGGATTTGTAAGCAACAATTCTGCTGGATCGGTTTCTAAAGTAACTCCGTTATCCTCTACAACTAATAGTATTGTATTTATAAATGGTAGTCTTTACGATACTGTTCCACTAGCTGCACTTACAGGTGTTGCTGCGGTTACTAATGTTATAACTGCAAATACTAGTGTAAGTTATAAACTGTCTTCTGCTGTAACTAGTGTCACAAGTTTTAATGCTTTGGTTTCAAAAGTAGCAACAATTGCATCAAGCACTAACGCTGTTTCTTTAGCATCAGCATCAATCAATAAAATAGTTTCTATAGAATCTAGCAATTCAGCTAGTGTCACAACAAGTAGTAGCTTGCTAATAAATAAGTTACTAGATTGTTTGGCAGTAGTTAACTCGAAAACGATTGAAGCATTACAGCATGTTGTTAATTTGAACGGTGAAATAAAGATTAGCTCATTAGCTAGTAGCGTTCTAATTACACCTCAACAAATTATTCTTTCTAGTGCAGTTCAATCTAAATCAAGTGCATCAAGTTACTTAGCAGATATCGTTCCATTAAATGGATCGGCGCCATCTAAGTCTTCAGTTTTTGGGGTTATTAATTACAACCCATTATTTGGAAATGTTCCGGTACTTATATCAATTGATGGAAAACTGCATTACACAAGATTTAGTGATGAACCAATAAATTCATTAGCTATTCAGGTTCTTGATGGATCAATAAGATTTGATATAGATGTTGATCGAATTTATGCATCGGCAGAAAAATTAGATTTTTATGTTTATAAAAAAGCAGCCTAAAAAATTCTAAGAGCCATAAGAATTTACTATTAAATAGTATTTGAATTAACTTAAATAGGAGTAAAAATGGGTATTAAATTTACCAACAATGCAGTTGGTGCTTTAGCTTCGTCTATCTCGGCATCATCAACTACGATCTATGTCACGGCTGGGCAGGGCGCTTACTTTCCAGCGCTGACAGCTAGTGATTATTTCTATGCTACTTTGATTGACTCTAGTAATAACCTAGAAATAGTTAAGGTTACAGCGAGATCATCAGATACCTTAACGGTAGTAAGAGGTCAAGACGGTACAGCCGCTAGAGCTTATGCCGCTGGAGATAAGATTGAATTGCGTGTAACCGCACAAGGCTTAACGGATGTTAATAACAACGGTGGCGTTCAATCCGTTAATGGATCAACTGGTGCGGTGACTGGAATTGCAACATCTGGTGCCAACTCTAACATTACTTCTCTAAGTGGTTTAACTACACCACTCTCTGTAGCTCAAGGCGGAACAGGCAATACTACTGGTGTTTTTCCAACTGGCACAGTTCTTTTATTCTATCAAGCAGCCGCACCTACTGGTTGGACACAAGTAACAACACTTGATGATTATGCTTTGCGATTAGTGTCTGGTACTGGTGGAACTACTGGTGGTACTACTGCTTACTCAACTGTATTTACTAATCAAACTGTATCTACAACTGTTTCAATAAGTGGAACTACTGGGGCAACAACGCTTTCTACTGCACAGATGCCTAGTCACAACCATTCTTATTCATTAGACAATACAGGATGTTCTAGTGGTTATCCCTCTTGGAATGGTTCTCAAGGATACAATCCGCAATTTACCTACTATACAAATAGTACTGGTGGTGGCGGTTCTCATACCCATAGTTTTTCTGGCTCAGGTTCAGGTACATCGTCTGCTGTTACTTTAAATGTTCGTTACGCTAACATAATCATCTGTTCTAAAAACTAATGAAAATTGAACCTAAAAACAACTGCCCTTTAAATAATTTTGAGCCTTGCAAGCAATTAGATTGCGCTTGGTTTATTGAAATTCATGGAACACATCCGAATACTGGAGAACCTTTAAAGGATTGGGGTTGCTCTATGGCAATGATGCCGATGATGTTAATTGAAAATGCAAGACAACAACATAGTACTGCTGCTGCCGTTGAATCATTTAGAAATGAAATGGTTAAGAATAATGAAGTAGGACAAAGAGTATTACTAGCAACTGCTGGTATCCCACAACACACACAAAAAATGATTTTGGAGAATGAATAATGAAATTAACTATTATTGTTGATGACAACGCAGTATATGTTGATGGTTCTAGCCGTATTTTAGATTTAAGCCAATGTGGTATTCCAGCAAATATTCATGCTGTGCAATGGTATGAAACAGAAGGTGAAGTAGAGTTTAATGGCAGACCAAAACCCCAGAATGAAACTATTACAGAATTACCAGTTTGGGCTACTAATTGTGTAGATGTTTATAACGCTTGGACACCTCCAATTCCCGTACAAGCACAAGACCAGCCAATAACAATTGGCACACAATCTGCATAATGGTAAACCCAGCAAATCTTAGACATAGCTTTACCTACGATGGGGCTCAGTTAAATGTGTACCATGCAGACAAAGGTGAAGGATTGCCTAGTCATAGTCATTCTTATGCTCACGCCTGTATGTGTAATGCTGGAAGTTGTTTAGTAAGTCTTGAAGGTCGCAGCCATACTATTAATAAAGATAGTCAACCTTTAAATTTGCCTGCTGGTGAGTGGCATGAAATAGAAGCATTAGAAGATGGCACAGTTTTTGTAAATGTATTTGCACAAGGCAAGCAGTAACCTTTTAAATAATCAAATTAACAACCCGCTACGGCGGGTATTTTTACGCCCATTAATCTAGGATTAAAAAATGACTTCTTTGGATAATCTTCCTGAAGATGGCTCTCTCAATAAAGACATAGTGAAAGAAGCAATTAAAGAGTGGCTTAATGAAAAGGTAACCCAGTTTGGTTGGTTCTCCATTAAGACAATCTTTTATCTTTTTGTTGCTGCTATTGGCTATCTTTGGATCACCTCACATGGTTGGTCCCTACCTAAATAGTTAACACTTGATCAATAATCATTCATACTTAACCGTCAATTAATAAGGTATATATATATGGATACCAAGGCTGTGAAACCTGTAAAGAAACCCTCAATCAAAACACCAGAGATTGTGTTGATTGAATGGTTAGATGCCGAGCATGAATTTGGCTGGCAGGATGGCAATGATATTGACGAAAAAGATTCCGTCCTTAACTGCCTAACTGTTGGTTGGATATTAAAGTCTACCAAGACTCAAGTAAAAGTCTGCCAAACATTCTCTAATGAGAACCATGCGCAAACTTTGATCATCCCAAAAGGAATGATTATCAAAATAACCACACTTCAAAAAGCAATTACACGTTATGTCAACTAAAGTCACTGATGATGTTTTTATTAAAACATGGAACGAACTTCAAAACGCCGCGCATGTTGCTAAGAAATTAGATCTAGACCTTCGCCAGGTGCATCGACGAAGAAAAGGTATTGAGCAAAAGTATGGAATTAATCTTACGTCATTAAGCCCATTGTCACCAACCTTTGTGCGAAGAGAACACTCCCCTAGAGTTGACTGCAATATGCAATCGGGAACCATCATCGTAGGATCAGATGCGCATTACTGGCCTGGCATTATCAGTACCGCTCATAAAGCATTTGTAAAAGTAATAAAAGAATTAAAACCTGAATTAGTAGTCATGAACGGAGACCTTTTTGATGGCTCCAATATCAGCAGATACCCCAAATCATCTTGGCTTAGAACCCCTTCCGTGAAGGAAGAATTAGATGCCGTTACCGATCGCTTGTTTGAAATTAAGCAAGCAGCCGGTAGCGCAAAAACTTGGTGGACGCTTGGTAATCACGACATGCGCTACGAAATGAAGTTGTGTAATCAGGTGCCTGAGTTTGAGGGCGTAAAAGGATTCACCCTACAAGAACAATTTCCAGACTGGAACATGAGCATTAGCTTATTTGTGAATGACAGTCTCATGATCAAGCACCGTTTTCGTAATGGCACTCATGCAACCTGGAACAACACCCTCTATAGCGGGGTCAATATTTGCACGGGTCACTTGCACCGATTGCAGGCGACATTATTGAATGACTATGGCGGTATACGTTGGGGTATCGACTGCGGAACATTAGGCGAGGTGCATGGCGACCATATGCATTATGGGGAAGATAACCCAGCCAATCATTGCTCTGGTTTTGTAGTACTCACAATTGAAGATGGCGTTTTATTGCACCCTGAGTTTTGCTTTGTGGTGAATGAGAAGGCTTACTTCCGTGGCAAACAAGTATTAATTTAAGGATATTAAAAATGTTTTTAAAACTGATCAACTCTATTAAAGAGTTCTTTATCACTACCCCAATAGCGCCAACTTCTGTAGCACCTGATTTCCCAGCACCAAAGCGTGGTCGCCCTAAAAAAGCACCAATGGCTTTAAAGAAAGTAGCCAAGAAAAAGGCGAAGTAATGGATTGGCTCACACAAATAGCGCCTACCATTGCTACTTGTCTTGGTGGCCCATTGGCTGGACTGGCTGTTACAGCCTTATCCAAACTCTTTGGCGTTGCGCCTAATGAAGTTAAGGACTTGATTGCTAGTAACAAGTTATCAGCAGATCAGTTAGCTGCACTGCAAATAGAAGAGATTAAATTTAAAGAACAAACTCAGGCGCTTGGTCTGAACTTTGAGCAACTAGCAGTAGAAGATCGCAAGTCTGCTAGAGATATGCAGACAGTAGTCAAGTCTAGCGTGCCAGCAATTCTGTCATACGGAATTACTATTGGGTTCTTTGGCATTCTTTTTGGATTCATGTCAGGACAAGTCCATGAAAACCAACCTGTATTGATCATGTTGGGTAGCCTAGGAACTGCTTGGATTTCGGTAGTGGCATTTTGGTTTGGCTCTACCAATGGTAGTCAGAAGAAGGATCAGATGTTATTTGAGAGCGCCCCTATTAAATGAACCTCTCTCCAAACTTTACTTTAGAAGAGCTCATTGCCACTTCTCATAGAGAGTTTGACAATACTCCACCAGCATCCGCTATTGCCAACTTAACCCGCTTGGCTGGACTATTAGAGAAGGTAAGAACAGTCATAAACAAGCCAATGTTGATTAACAGCGGTTATAGATCCAAACAAGTAAACGATTCAGTGGGGTCTAAAGACACTAGCCAACACCGCTTAGGGTGCGCCGCAGACTTTCATATTATCGGCATGACACCAGACGAGGTAGTTAAAGCAGTTATATCAGCAGGTCTGCCATACGATCAACTGATCCGTGAGTTTAATTCATGGGTTCACATTAGCGTAGCAAATTCATATTACGACAAGCCCCGCAATCAAGCCTTAATCATTGATAAAAGCGGCACCAGAATCTATTCATAAAGAGAAATAAATGTCAGGTTTAAAGATCATGACGTATGGGGGATTTGTCCCCCGGGTAGCACCACATCTATTAAATGATAATGAGGCGCAAAAAGCCCTAAATGCAAAGCTCTATTCAGGATCATTGCAGTCTTGGAAAAAGCCAGGGCAATTAGTGCCTAGAGTATTTGTCCCATCAGATACCCAAACTATCTATCGCGGTAAAAATACCTCAAGTGATGTGCGCTGGATCGCATGGAATACAGATGTGGATGTAGCTAAAAGTCCCATCTTGGGATCTCAGTACATGAACATCTTCTACACAGGCGATGGCGTACCCAAGAAAACCAACTCTACCTTAGCGGGTAGCACCAATGGTACAGCCCCAGCATCCTACCTATATATGGGCGTTAAGGGTCCAGCAGTAGCCCCAACGGTCACTCGAGTTGGATCTGGTACTACCCCTGAGACTCGGGTGTATGTCTATACGTACGTTAATACGTACGGTGATATCGAAGAACAAAGCATGCCAAGCCCAGCATCCGCTCTAGTGCTATGTGGATCGGGTGATACAGTTACTGTAAGTGGTTTTGAGACAGTCCCGACAACGGGTTATAACATTACCAAGCGTAGGATTTATAGATCAGTTTCAGGAACAAGCTCTACACAGTTTCAGTTTGTAGCAGAGATCCCAATCGCAACTACGACATTTACCGATAACGTACTATCTGCTGGCTTAGGAGAGACTTTAACCAGCCAGCTATGGTCTGAGCCACCATCTAATTTAAAGGGTGTTATAGCCCTTCCCAACGGGTTCTTGGCTGGGTTCTTTGGACAGACTTTATGCTTCTCCGAAGTCAATGCACCGCATGCATGGCCCGTATCCTATCAGCTGAGTATTGGTACAGACATCGTAGGAATTGCCGCGTTTGGTCAATCTGTTGCAGTGATGACTAGTGGGTATCCACATATAGTAAGCGGTGTTACTCCAGCATCAATGTCGGTTGAAAAGATCCCAACTTTAGAACCATGTATCTCAAAAAGATCTATTGTTTCTACCGCAACAGGTGTGACCTATGCTAGCCCTAACGGGCTAGTTAACCCAAGCGTAGGGTTATTAACGGGGAACGTCATGCTTCGAGATGACTTTGCCAAGTACAACCCAGCATCTATCAGGGCATCTTTCTTTGCTGGTAAGTACTTTGGATTCTTTGATGCGGGAACTGGCGACGTTACTACAGGCGCTTTTATTCTCGATAGTAATATTTCAGGAACGCCCTTAACCATCACCAGTTTGAATTCAGTTGCTACTTTTGTAGACTCTGAGACCGCTAATATGTTCCTAGTCCAAGGCACTGAGATCATGTCTTGGGAAGGCGATGAGAACAATACCCTTCCATACGAATGGCGCTCTAAGAACTTTGTCTTTACAGCTCCAACCAATCTAGGGTCAATTGAAGTAGAGGCAAACTTTGATGGTATCGGGGATGCGGTTGCCATTCAAAATCGTATTGCTCAACTAGCACTGGTTAATCAAGCTTTGTTTTCTGCTAATGGTAATTTAAAGGGTGCATTAAATGCTACCTCAATGAATACTTACAACATCAACGGCTCGATATTGCAGGCATTGCCAGGGATTATCGACGATCGTTATGTTCTGGTATCCGTCTACTGCGATGACAAGCTCATCAACACTAGTCAATACACCAAACGTGGGGTTTATAGACTGCCATCAGGATTCAAAGGCCAGATCTTCTCTGTAAAAATTAACGGCAATATCGAATTGAGATATATCAAGATGGCAGAAACATCTAAGGAGCTTAAAGCCCTATGAAAAAGCCAGCTATCCCAGCGGTTAGTGCTGATGATCCTAAGGTTGCCGCATTACTCAGACCGATTAAAGAGAACATTGAAATCATGAACGGTGTGCGTGCAGGTAGCTTAACAAAAGTATCTACGACTGCTACATTGAGTGATGTTATTAGCAAGCTAAATGAAGTTATTAATAGGTTAAATGCATGACAACACAGCTGATCTTAGAGGCACAACCAGTCTATGACTTTGTAACTGGGTTCATGCCAGTGCCTAGATCAGAGTGTCAGCAAGGAATTGGTCTTGTCAAAGATGGTGAGATCATCGCAGGTGTTTTATATGAAGGCTTTAACGGCTCCAATATCTGGATGCATGTAGCAGCAAAACCAGGAAAGACTTGGCTTAACAGAATGTTTCTGAGGGCTTGTTTTTCCTATCCATTTATTCAACTCAACTGTCAACGTGTATCAGGATGGGTTGAAGTAAGCAATGCCGAGGCTAGACGTTTCGATGAACACCTTGGGTTTACACCTGAGGCAGTTCTTGCAAGCGCAGCTCGAGATGGCGGTGATGTGATCATCTATCGAATGTTTAAAGATGAGTGCCGCTTTATTTTACAAGCTAAGTAAAGGTAACAAAGATGTCTAGATGGCATATAACTGATTTTGACATGCTCCCTGAAAGAGCATTCCAACCTAGAGGTACTGGTCCATTTGCACGCGGCATGACTTTAGAGGGCGGCGGTGGTAAAGGCGGAGGCGCTCCTGATCCAAATCCAGGAATGCTAGCTTCTGCTCAAGCGGCTAAAGAAACTGCTGATGCACAGCGTGAGATTGCTAAGAACTCATTAGATTTTGCCAAGCAACAGTATGCTGAAATGAAGCCCTTATACGACCAGATTGTGGCTTCTGATACAGAGACTCAGAAAGCTACGGCAGAAAACGCAAAGCGCTACAACGATTTTCAAAGAGATACTTTTCAGCCGCTTCAACAGCAGATCGTTGATGATGCTAAAGCATATGACACAGAAGGTCACAGAGAGCGTCTTGCCACCCAAGCATCAGGTGATATTACCCAAGCCTTTGGCGTAGCCCGGCAACAGCAAGAAAGACAATTTGCCGCAGCTGGTATTCGCCCAGACTCAGGTAGATTTGCCGCTCTTAATAATGACTTATTAACTCAAGAAGCTTTAAGTAAAGCTGGCGCACAAAATACTGCCAGAGTAAACGCAGAAAACTTAGGTTATGCCAAGAAGATGGACGCCGCCGCAATTGGAAATGGTTTGGCTGGTAACTCGGTTGCTGCTTATGGGACATCTATCAATGCTGGGGGTGCGGCTACAGGAGCTATGCAATCCTCAGGCGCTGGTATGCAACAAGGATTTAACACTGGTATCTCAGCTAACAATGGGGCTATTGGTGGTTATGGAACAGCAGGCAATATCTATGGCCAAGAATTTAATGGTCGTATGCAAGGGTATCAAGCTAATCAACAAGCTAATAGTTCCATGATGTCAGGCATCGGTGGTTTAGTTGGTCGTCTTGGTGCGGCTTATATGACTGGTGGAGCTTCATTAGCAGCTGGTGGGCTAATGAAATCAGCCGATGGTGGTCCAGTTCATCGAGCTGGAGGCGGCGCTATTCGTGGCCCAGGCGGTCCAGTAGATGACAAGATCCCAGCCATGCTAAGTAATGGTGAGTACGTATTACCAGCTGATACCGTTAAGAAGATAGGTGTCAAGAAGCTAGACAAAGTAGTTAAGAAAACACACACGCCTGCCGCTGAGCAAAGACGCAAAGCATTGAAAGGGAAAAAATAATGAGTGCTTTAGGAATTGGCGCATTTGCCCAAGGTATGGGTGAGGGTTATGACTCTCAGGTAAAGATCAATACGCTTCAAGCTAAAGATAAACGAGAGAGTGAAGCTCATGGTATTGCCATGCAGAACGCTCAGCTTGAGTTAAGCGAGAAGCAAAAGGACATCGCATATAAGGATGACCTAGCAAGGAGTATGTCTGAGTTAGCACAGCAATCTAAGCCTATTGAAGTTACAGATCCAGCTACAGGTCAAGTCACTCAGCGCCCTGGAATGGACCCGTTGTTACTTCAACAAAAGGCGGCAGATACGCTTAAGGAAGTTGCGTTTAAATACGGCAAAGTCAACCTAGAAATGCTGAATCAATCTATGGAGTTTGGCAAGAAGGTTAAGGGCGAGGGCGCTATGGAAGCAATGCGCTATGCCATGACTAATCCTCAAGACCAAGAAGGTATCCGCAAGATCTTTAACGAGAAGGGCGATGTCAAATTGGGTAAGGATGTTCAGGTTGGTATCGAGCAAGGCATGTTTGGTCCGACTGTTGTTGGATATAGAGTTGGAGCTAATGGTCAAAAGCAACAAGTCTTTGATGGATTTAGAGACATCATCATGCCATCCATGAGTGCTGAAGCCTACGCTAAAACGATGACTGAATTTAAAAAGACTGAGATGGAACAGCAGGGCGCTAATAACCGCACAGCTATCTCAGAAGGTGGGGCAAATAACCGAGCATTAATTGGTAGGGCTACTGATCTCGAAAAGTTAAGGGTAACTAATGCCAGAAAAGACATTGATGATCTCAATGAAATGGCTAAAACCCGCTTCACTACTCTTGGCAGAAACGCTATGGCTGGGCTTGAGTCAGATCGCCGTAATGTGATCGAGGGTGAAATTATGAGTCGTGCTGAATACCTTGTACGTGAAAAAGGATTCACCCCAAATAAAGCTTTGGATGCCGCACAGCAGATGACCTTTACAGCACAAGGCATTGATACCAAACCACTAGGATTAAAACCTAAGAACTAACTATGGCCGAACTCTATAAGACATCCGCAGAAGCAGGGTCACAGGTAAGAAGTGCTGGTCAAACAGGAACAGTTCCTACCGATGCACCTAAGCCAGTCACCCCAGCTAGAGGTATAGCACCTCCACCTGAGCCAACACCTCAACCTGTTAAAGGCTCTGGTGATCCAGTAATGGATGCTTACATAGCCAACACACCATCTCAGCCAGTTGAGGCGCAAGGCTCTGGTGATCCAGTGATGGATGCCTATCTCTCAGGTAAACCTATTGCTCCAGTAGAGCCAGTTTCACAGCCTGTTGCTGATCCATCTACTATGGATTCTCTGAAGAAGGGTTACAAGAGCGTGATGGTAACTTGGGACTTCTTGGCTAATAAGCTAGAGAAGGCTGTTACTGGCAAGGAAACTGATACCGCTCCTATCCTAGAGAAGAGTGTTAACGAGTACAAGAACATTGCCTCTGACCCTAAGATTCAGGAATTCATCCGTCTAGGTAACGATGCACCTGATACTTACTCTGCAACTAAAGCAATGCTTGGTTACCTGATTGATAACCCAGGTATGGGCGTTAACTTCCTAGCTGAACAAGCCGCACCGATGGCCGCTTCAATCCCCTTGGGTGGGGTAGGTGGTCGTATTGCTACTGGAATAGCAACCAAGACGGCGCTGAAGGGAGCTACTGCCGAAGCTGTAGGTATGGCTGGATTTGGAGCCGCTACTAATTCCTCTGCCGTAGTTCTGGGTTCTTTGGGAACAAACTATGTAGAAGGTTTAGATAAATTTAAAGGCGACAGGGATGCAGCAAAAGATTATGCAACCCTTAAAACAGTTTCCGAAGTCCCGGCAAATGCTGTCGCAGGCTTATTTATGGGTGTCAACCCTTTGGCTAAAGTTGCAGGTAAGTATCCTGTTGGCTCTAATGTAGGTAATGCCGTATTCCAAGCTGGTGTTCAAGGTACTGGTGGTGCATTAGGTGCATACCAAGCTGGCGAAGCAGTCGGTGATCCCGCTGGTCGTGGTGAGTTAATTGCTGAGATGTTAGGTGAGGCCGCGTTTGCCCCAGTTGAATTAGCTACTGGCTCTAGCGCTATCAAGAAACCTAAAGAAACCATCCCTCCAAAAGCACCGTCTGACACTACTCAATTAGAAGATGCCAAGCCTACCGATACACCAAGTTTTGGCATGACAGATCAAGAGTTCTTTGGTATTCAAAAAGTCAAAGAAGGTTCTGCTTTCTTGGCGGCTATGTATGCCAGGTCAGATGACTCCACCAAAGCTCAGATTCAGAACTACGTTACCAAGACTGGTATGAAGTTAGACCTAGAGTCTGCCTCCAAGAACCAATCATTGGTATCACAGGGCGAGAAGATTATTAACGTAAGCCCGACTATTGCTGGACAATTCCAAGAGCGCCTAGGCCAGTTCTATGAGCGCACCAAGTCCAGAGATCAAGCGCCATCTACTGTTGATATTAGCAATCCCCCAAAGAACCCAGTTCCTATTGAAGAGCAGATTCGCCTAGCTAAAGATATGGCTGTTGAAGAACAGTTAATAGCCGAAGGTAAACTCACCAGCAAGAACCTAGAGACTAAGAAACCAGAGGCAGTAGTTCAAGCCCCATCTGAGCAGATCAATATCCCACCACAGGCTAGTAACTTAGAGCAGTTATCTCAGGCTGAGACACGTATTAATAGCCAGCCTCCCACAGTTCAGAACCCATCACCCAAAGCCACAAGAAGAGAGGCTTCAACGCCTGAGGATTTTGCCGCAATACAAGAAGTGATTGATGGCCTTAGCATTAAAGTTATTACGCCAAAACAAGAAGTTTCCAATAACCAACCTGAGGTTAAGCATTCCCCCGCGGTAAAGCAACAATCTACTGGTATCACTCCAGAGCAAAAGTCTGAATACATTTCGCTGTTTCAGGAGAAGGCACAATCAATCTCAGGACTTCCACTCAATGACATATCTAATACCTTAAAGGGATATGCTGAAGACCTTCGTGGCTATGGATTAACTGATGAGGAGATTGCCAGCACCTTGCAAGGTAACAAAAATGTTACTGATGCTGATGGTAATACAAAATCAATTCAGTATGGCTATGACCCAAGAGAGAACTCAGAGCCAACTAATCGCAAAGAAACTGATGTCCTTGGTAAGTCAGGCAACCCTAACGTATATGTTGGCAGCACCAACCCAGCGCCAAAAGATGTTGCTCCTGATGTTAAGCAAAGCGAATCTATGGCTAAAGAGGCCAAGCAAAGAGCCGTTGACAATCAGAAGAAGTTTGCCGCAGAGCCATTCTCAGATACCAAGGCAGCTGTCATTATTGACAAGGCTACCGATAAAAAAGGTCTTGGATTTGGAGCTAAGGCTACCCTTGCTTACAGCCTAGTGAATAAGGCTGGGGAAGTAGTTGGGAAAGTATTCTCTACTACAGCTAAGGGCAAGGATTCTTGGTACACCTTTAAGAATGCTAAGGGCGCCATTGATGGAGCGCAATCATTTATCACCACTAAGGGTGGCACGATGATGCAGTCCGTTGGCAAGCTTGGCGATCTTCAATTACGCAAGGCTGGCAAAGGTCAGGATAGTTTAGACATAGCAGTCAAACAAAATAAACCTAAGGCTAAGCCAGTTGAGAAAGTTTCACCTACTCCAGTAAGCGCTAAACAACAAAAGATAAACGATGAGTTTGATAGACAAAAAAAAGCAGATGCAGACAAACAAGCCGCTTTCAAGAAGCCATTTAAATCAGAGACTGGTATGTTTGCTGATGATACTGGTGGTGTTATGGGCAATCTGGCGCGATCAGGCGCTATGGGGGTTGATGCTTCGGCTGAGTTAAAAAGAAAAGAGAATAAGACTGCTGCTCAAAGTGCTGAAGCCAAGAAGAAAGTAGAAGAAATCAAGAGTAGGATGGATTCTCAGGTATCCGAAAAGCTTGCTGAATTAGAGGCCGTTCGTAATGAGATGAAGTCCAATGGCGCACAAGACTCAGAGATTGATGCAACAGTAGGATCGGTAGAGGATTTCCTAAAAGCCCAGCAAGATGAGTTAATCAATCTGACTAAAGAACAATTGGCTGATGACACTACTTATATCTCAGAGCCAACCATTGAGAAGGGTGATGCAACTGAATTGCCAGAGGGTAATGATGCTACCCAAGGTGGTCTTGACCTTGAGAATGACAGACAAGTAGCCGCTCTTCAACTAGCTGATGCTATTAGCAAGGGTGAATTAAACATGGAGGAAGCCCTTAAGCAGGTAGCCCAAGAGCGTATTGGATATATGTATCTCATGGATGCCTTAAGACGTAAGGGTATTGAGGTTACTAAAACTCAGATTGATTTATCTGGCCGCTTAGCTGTGAACTTTAGGCTGGCTGACTATATCAGCAAAGGTGATACTGCATTAGCTAGAGAACAGTGGATGAAGTCTTTGGACTCCACGCTTAATGACTTGGCTAATACTCCAGCGCAACTGGCTCAGTTTGAAAATACGCTGACTGAATCTGAGAAGACCTTTTATGCTGGTTGGAAAAAGAACCGTGAGAACTATCTCAATCGTCTAGCCAATAGCACAGAAGAATCTGAGGTCTTTACTAGCTACGAGGATGTATTCCCGAACTCTCTCTTTGTGCATTACACATTGAATGAGATGAAGAATCCAAACTTATTGCCTGAGCCTATGCGTTCAACTATTACCGATCTATTCTCAGATCCAGTTGCCGCCTGGAAGCAAGATGTTCTGGATATTATGAATATCAGACCTGACTTTAAAGCTGAGGTAATGGATAACCTTACCCCTTCAGATAAGAATGAAGTCATGGAGTTTGCCCTACGTAAACTAGAGGCAGACAAGAGAGCGGCTGAGATGATGGTTAAATCTCCTGCCTATTCTCAGTTAAACCAACTACGCTTCCTCAGTCCAGACCTGTACTACCAGTATCAGGCAGACATTCGCCTAGCTGATGAACGTGAATTGTCAGCCATCTTGCATGAAGCATCCGAGATGAATGACCGCGCGGAAGCTGCTATTGCTGCTGGTGCTGACCCAACCAATACCATTGACTATCAGATGTCACGCATCATGATGCAAGATGAAGGCTGGTCAATTAACCCAGAAGAACTAGCTAGGTTAAATGAAGAGTCTGAAGCAAATGTTGAGGCTGAAGGTGAAGTTCCATTAGACGTAGCCTTCCAAGATCCCCCTCGGTTTAAGCGTGGGCGCTACTCCAATGTAGTTCCATCGATGACCATCCAAGAATTCCTAACAAGGATCTTCTCCAAGTGGGATGTAAAGCCTAGCTATACAGTACTAAGTAGTTCTCGTATGTTACCTACAGATGTAGCTGAAAGATTTACCTCAGTGCTAGAGCATGGCAACTTTAAGGGTGCTATCGACCCTAAGACAGGACACATCTACCTGTTCTCTGAGATGATGGAATCAGTACAGGATGCTGAGTTTGTTATGTTCCATGAACTCTATGGTCACTGGGGATTAAAAGCTTTCTTAGGTGAGAAACTTAATTCATTCCTTGAGAACCAGTACAAACTGAATAAAAAAGTACGTGAGTTAGCGGATGCCTCATTTGCAGAAGCTCAGAATAATAACCAGCCTATGACTCGTCTTGAGTCTATCGAAGAAGCCATTTCAGATTTAGCCGCCAAGGGTGATGGCAATACCTTTAGAGAGATCATTGGGAAGCTGGCGCAGTGGCTACGTGAGAATGGCTTTAATGCTGTTGCTGAGTGGATTGATAGCACTGGCGATTCTCAGTTAGCCTATGTTTTAGGCCAAGCCAAGAAAGCCGCCAAGACAAACGGCATCTCACCTATGAATGGGGCGCCTGAGTCTGTTAAGTATGCATACAACAAGCCAGCCGTAGAGATCTTTGCTACTCGTGATGGTCAAACCACAGGCTATGCCCGCATCAACCCTATCCAAAGTAACTGGACAGTCTTCACTAAGAACGACAAGGGCGAGTGGGGTGCTATTGCAGTAGATGATTATGCTCAAGCTAAAGCACTACTAGATAAAGTTGGTAAGCCGTTCCGTGCCACAGATCGTTCATCAAGACAAGAAGTAAACCCAGACCAAGTGTTGCAGATCCCAGCATTTAATGATGTTAAAGGTTGGTCTAAGCGCTTGCGGGATTCAGTCATTGCTTTCCAAAACCAATACCTACCAGTGATGGAGGTAGCCAAATTCCTATCTAAGAATGGCAAGGAAAATACTGTAGTTGATGATCTTGTTCTGTATGAAGGTCGTACAGCGCCGTTGATTGAAGGCATGCGTAAGGAATTCCAAGAGCCACTAGAAAAGATACTTAAATCTATAGGCGATAAGGGTGGAAGCGTAGAGCAGGCAGACCGATTCCTATTGGCTCGTCATGCGCCAGAGCGTAACGAACAAATCCATAAAATCAACCCTAAGAATCCTAGCGGTTCTGGCATGTCAACTAAGCTGGCAAAAGAATTAATGTCTAGCAACAGTGATGGTCTATGGACAAGTTATCGTGAAGACTTAGATAAGCTAGGTTCTCTAATGGATCGCATGAGCGCCAATCACGTAGCTTATATGGTCAAGACCGGGTTAATTAATGAGGCTACTGGTAACGCCTTAAATAACTACGACAATTATGTAAACCTTTCAGGTAACAATGAGTTGAAGTTAGATGAATATGACAAGACCAATCTTGGACCCAATGGATTTAATTTCAAAGGCAAAGAGGTTAAGACTGCTACAGGGCGCGGAACAGAACCAGTAGACATTATTCAGAACACAATGAATGCTTACCTTTCAACCTTGATTCGTGGTCAGAAGGCTATTGTTCAGCGTTCTATATTGGCTATGTTTGAGTCTAATCCTGATGCTACCTATGTTCAGATCAATCCTATCGTTGAGAAGAAAAAGCTGAATCTAGAGAAGCTAATATCAGATCGTAAGATTCTTAAAGCGATTGGCGATAAACCTACAGAAGCCTCAGGACACCAGTTCCTTGACAAGCTCAAACAAGAGTTAAAGGATGGCGTTAAAGATGGCGATGCTGCACAGCTAGAGTTACTGAAACGTATCTCAGATGCAGAAAAGCGTAGGGATATTACCCCAGCAGAAGCTATTGCCGCTAACCGCAAGGTAACTGAAGAGGCCGTCATGTCAGGCAGGCTTTCGCCAGATGGATACGTCAGCATGGTAGAAGATGCTAATCTACTGCGTGATCCCAATGTTTTGATTGCTCGTCGTGATGGCGTACCTATTGTCATGAGATTTACAGACAGGGGTCAAGAGTTTGTTAAGTCAATCTCAGGTGGTCGTGAAACAAGATCTGATCTAGTTAATGCCGTAGGTGCATGGAATAGATTGTTTAGTCAGATGGTTACTAGCTGGAACCCCGCTTGGATTATTCCTAACGGCTGGCGAGATGCTCAGTTAGCGTTCTCCAATGCGGCGGCTGACCCAGAGATCGGTCCAGCTATGGCAAAAGAGATGCTTAAGAATTGGTATCCATCTTTGTCTACTGCTTTCCGTTACCTAGTAGCTGATCAGGCTGATACTAAGTCTGGTTTCATGGGCAAATATTTAAATAGTCAAAAAAAGAAAAAGCCCATTGATCCTGAGGAAGCCAAGATCTATCAGCGTTACTTAGATGCTGGTGCTCAGACCTACTTCTTAGATCGCAAGGGTGTAGAAGCTTCCCTAGAGAAGTTGAATCGTCACATGTATGGCCCACAAGGGGTGCTTGAGAATGTTCAGGACAAGCTAGAAGGAGTTGGCGACCTGATGGAACTCATGAGTATGCCAATGGAAACTGCGCCTCGCCTAGCTATGTTTAAAGTCCTTATTAAGAATGGTTGGGCTGATGAGAAAGCTGCAAAATACGTCAAAGAATTGACAGTTAACTTCAACATGAAGGGTGCATCTCAGAACTTCCGAGCCCTCTATGTGTT